TTACACCGTCAACGCTTACTACGATGTCTTCTTGAGCTACAGTCTGGTTTAACGTAAAGACCGTTGTAGAGTTATCTCCGTTGAACTCCTGCGTTGCAGGTCTTGATGAAAAACTAGAACCAACTTGACTTCCTATGTATGGCATTATTCCTCCTATGTACTAATAGCGTCCACTACAGATACCCAAACATCTGCACTGCTTGCCGTATTGCTTTTTACTTTTAGTGCATCCCCAGACTGCATTACAATTTTTGCGCCTCCATCCAAAACCTGTAAAGAAGACCCTGAAGGTATGGGCGCATCTTTAATTAGATGAATATCATTAGAACTATCGTTAATGTACACTTCAACCGTAATCTGCGATGTTGTAACATTTGCCACCATGATCCCAACTATAGCATCGTCTGAGTTTGCTGTTCGTAAAGTTACGGCACTTGTGCCTACACCGTTGGCTGTATTCCGTTCAAAATCTTGTGCCATCTATTCTCCTTTACAATGCTATCGCCATAGCTGTAGCAAAACCTTTACTTGCTGAATCTGCTGACGCATATGTTTTTACATCAGAGGCAGGTACAGATTTCATGGTTCCCCCATCATTAACGATTATGCCGTCACTATCTGCTATTGTTATAGAGCTGCCTACAGAAGTTCCACCATCTAATAAATTTAACTCTGATGCCGTAGCATCAACCGCAGCCAGTTTAGTAAAATCAGCCTGAACCAATCCTGACACACCATCAAGTAGGTTTAACTCCTCTGGTGTCGATGTAATCTGCGTGGTACTCGCTGCTGCAAGAACAGGCAAAGTACCTGATTGATTGGGCAAGCTAATTGTTCTGTCGGCTGTAGGATCAACTGTTGTGAGTGTTGTCTCGTGTTCGTTGGCTGTAGAACCCTCAAAGACCAAAGTGTTCTGAACATTTATGGTTGTACTGTCTACTGTTGTGGTTGTACCACTTACTGTCAAATTACCTGTTACTGTAAGGTTATCGTTCACAGTTGTCTCTGAGGTGGTATGACCGATAGATATAGCCGTTCCTGATACACCTGTGCCTACCGCTACAGACTCACCACCATCCCCAGTATCCACAACGAGGTAATTATCTGACCCTTGCTTAATAGTAAATGCTGTTGCTGAGTTGTCGGACACCGCTACATTTATATCTGTGCCGTCTGGACTGATAGAGTCTATAGCTATATCGCCTACGTTGGTAATATTATTGTCACCAAAACTTACGTTATCGCCAAAGGTTTTATTTGTCAGCGTGGCAGTCGAAGCTGTTGAGACTAGTCGAGCATCACCACCTGTACTAGGTAGGGTTAGTGTATTATTGGCACTCTCAGAGTGAGGGGCTGCTATAACAAGCTGACCATGACTATTATTCTCACAGTTAAACTGTATGGCTCCCTGATTGGTATTCCCTTTGACTGTAACGTGTCCTGTTCCGTTTGGAGCTAACTCTAAATCTGCATTGGATGTGGTAACAATATCATTACCATTTAGGTCTAGATTGCCACCTAACTGAGGACTCGTGTCGTTTACTACATCAACACCTGTGAGACTTGCGCCACTTCCACTAAAAGCAGTGGCTGTTACTGTGCCTCCGATGGACACGTTATTACTACCGTCTTCAACAACAATCTTACTTGCAGGGACGGTTATGAATACTTCTTTAGTGCCTACACCAAGATCTACTTTATTCCCACTATTTGAACTAGCAAAGATAGTACCTCGTGCTAACGTGTTAGAAGAATATGTACCAAGCCCAACTTCAAACGCATTATTAGTGTTATCTACAATCGCATAGTAGGTAGTATCTGAATTAGATAAATTAGCAGAAAACCTTTCAAAGTTGGTTACAGCAGCGGCTAGAGTAAGTGTCCCTGTCCCTGTGGTTACAGTCGATTCTTTTACTCTATCTTCTATTTTAAATGCCATTATGCTATCCTTATCAATGCGTTACTTGCGTCATTGGTTGGAAAGTTTATTTGGAACGACCCACTTGATGCGGACTTATCTGCTCCAAAGTCTAACACACATACCGCCTTATCACTATTTGTATCATTATATATCAACGCCCCTCGCGCAGTTAAAGTAACCCCAGAAAATGTTAAGGTGCTAAACTGTGTTGTAGCTGTTGAAGTAGACTTTAATGAAGGGGCAACGTTAGTTAGTGTACCACCCCCTGCTGTATAACCGCTAGAAGACACTTCATTAGAAGCCGAGCTGCTGTAGGCTGTGACTGTAGCATCCATAGTGCTACTACTTCCCCCTAGACTATCATTACCTGCCTGAGAGTTCGTATACATAGCAAATTTAAAAGTATTCCCACTACCTGTAAAGTTATGTACACCTTCTAGTAACTCTTGTTTAAATGAATTACATAATGCGTTGCCTGAAAAAGCCATTATATTCTCCTTATGTGTTCTGCAAGTTTATCGTATCCTGCATCTTTTATTGCATTATATATTGTTACTCTATCATGTTGTATAGCTTGTTTCATGTACTCTAATACGACACGCTCTAAGTCACTACGAAATGCTTGTGCCTGATCTCTTATGGCGGGTGGCGCGGTGTCGCTTACAGCTATAATTTTATCCAAACATAACGCTGTAACCTCTTCAGGAGTTAAACCTCTATTATCAGTGGTTATTACATCTACACTAAAGTTTTCGCCCATTTTTATTGCATTTGTTAACATTAACTAGCCTCTACCTTATACGTTCCAGATCTGTAGTTATCTGTAACATTTCTACCCTCATATGCGTTTTTAAGCAACGTAATTGATTGTAAGTACAGTTTCTCGTAGTTCTGTATGACATCTGGTTCTTGTTTTTGAAACCGCACGGCCTCTATCAATGCTCCATTTAACAAGGCTGAATCAAAGTCATCACCCAAGAAAGTATTAGTAGCTGTAACGATAGACGTTGGATAGTGACCATAATAAAGTTCTACATTATACGCAGCATCAGGTGTGGGTCCTAGTATGAAAAATCCGTCTGACCACTGTGAATAGTGCTTTGGTGTACCTGTTGTAGAAGGGTTTGGATACGCTTCACGCATAAAATTAACATCCTTATATAACAAATAAGAATAAGAGTTACCTGCTGTCGTATATATAGCCATGCTGTAAGCATATAAAAAATCTGATGGTAGGGCTAAATACTTATTACTAGACGTGGTTGCAGCTGAAACATTTTTACGTAAAGCAGGGATCTGTACAGTGTTGTATATCTTCTGTTCAGCCTGCTGTATAAACATGTTTACCTGTGCATCTGTAAACGTCGTTTCACATATGTCAGCTATGTTTGTTTTTAACTCTGTATAATTCATGTTGTCACCGTTACTGATCCCACACCACTGAGCATTTTTAAGCTACTGCTTTTGCTTAGTCCATAGTTGTTCTGCCCATCACCTACAGGGTTCCAACCCCACGCATAATTTCTACTCTGCTCATACCCTACAAAGTCAGGACGTGGGTCACGTATTGCCTGGGGGTCTCGTACAGGAAACATACCTTGTTTATTCTGTGGGTGATCGGGACTAAAGCATTGTGGGCATGCCTTAATATTAGTATTCCTACCTCTAGTGATTATGTTGCGTAACTCACGTAGCTTGAAACGAAATCCACAAATATCGCATTCGGCTATCGCTCTTTTGATAGATGCAAATGCTACAGTCACTAGATCCTCCCTACTCGTGGTACAAACCGTTCAGACACTTTCTCCCTGTCTTCACCAGCTGCAAGATTATACTGCTCATCATAATCAGCTTTCAACATCTGTAATCTGCCCGATAGTTCAGGTGTTTTCATAGCTATGTTATACGCTAACCCTGCCACCAGACAAGGTAAAAATCTAAAGTTCATATCTGCTGTTTCTATACCATTACCTGCATCTTCCATACGTCGTAGTCGCCAATATACAAAACTGTAAGACTTATCAGGCACAGGCCATAGGTTTATTCGCGGTGCATCACGTAGTCGTTCAACCCATACTTGGATGGGCCTACCACGTATTAACTTGTTAGGGATAGTAGCGAAGGTACTCACACCAATACGACTTATGGTGAGATCAGATTGTGTAGATCCCCCGTCACCATACTGGCCCCCAGAACCACTGTCTCCTGTTCGTATAACTTGATCTAATAGGTCTATAGTATCTGCAGGGAGTGTGTATTGTGCTGTACCTGCTGTAACAGCCTGTGTTGCACTGTCTATTGTCCAGAGATTCAAACCCCTGTTTTGCCATTCTATAGTCAGTAAGTTCATGGATCTGCGGGCAGTTCTTAGATCATATCCAGAACGCATCTCACGACCTGCACGTTCCCACGCTTCTTCAGCGATCTCTGTGAAGTCCATGTTAAATGCTGTAGTACCCGATGTAGCCATAATTAGTCCTTACTAGGTGTATGTAAGACGTGTGTAAAATAGTCGTTTACTTCTTTCAACAAGTCTCCTTTTGATTTACGTCTATCTAACTCTACACCATGTTCGCGCATCATGGCTTCTAATTCTAGCTTTGTCATAGACTCATAGTTAGGGGGATCGTCAGATACTACCTCTGCTACAGGTTCCTTAGTCATACCTCCCATAGACTTTAGTCTTGCTTCAGCTTCTTCTTTTGTCATCGGGTCAAACACAACAGTGGTGTGTGTCCCGTTACTATTCTTTTCTGCTATTTGATACACAGGTTCTCCTGTTGCAAATGTACCGTTCTGTATAAGTTCCATGATACCTCCTAAATATATTGTGTTTCCTTACGCCTACCTTCCATTATAGCCCCACACCCTCGTGCGATACCACGCCTCCGTCGAGCAAGCCCACCCCCGCTGAGTTTTACTGTAGCAGGTTTGGTATTTTTTACCACAGTTTTACCTTTTGAGCCTTCGCGCTTCTTTTTCTTAGCTGTAGTAGCTCGTTGAGACTGACTAAGACTATTAGCTTTACTGCGGGGTAAACATCTATCAGGATTTTTCTTGTCCTTAGACGTACCACATTTGCCTTTTATCTTACCGTCAGTACCGATACGAACCCAGTCTTGTTTTACCCAATCTTTTAAAGCGCCCATTACTTTTTCTTCTTGCCTTTCGCACCCTTTGCATAGTTAGGGTCTTTGCAGTATTTAGATGCTGCCATATTAGCGTAGGCGCTTGGGTACGTATCAAATGTACGTTTAGCCCAAGCTTTACCTGATGGGCATATCTTGCCCCCTTTTTTATAGTATCTACGCATCATGCCTTTACACCATTTTCGCTGGTCTTACGCCTTTTTGTGCTATACCTGCGCCTCTTACCTTGGCTTTAGACTTCTTCTTGCCACCTTTAGCACCGCCTTTGACCATCTTACCTTTAGCCATCATCTTCTTGGTCATGCCCCCACCAGCCATTTTCTTGATAGCTCCGCCTTTGGCTTTAAAACCTATGTTATTTCTGACAGCTTCAGGTAGTTTACCAAGACCTTTATTCCCAGCAGGTACATCTTTTAAGACTTTTTTACCCATAGCGTAGCCTTTTTTAGTCTTACCGCCAGCCATCATTTTCTTGACCATTTTACCGTTAGCCATCATCTTCTTCTTTTTAATCATCTTCTTGCTCCTCGTATAAGTTATTAAAAACACGTTGGGTGTCCCAAACGTATTCGTGGTTCTGTTTAGAATGAAAAGTATGTTGATTCGGTCTGAAGTCTGGTGCGCCTTGACCAGTCTCAAACCACGCAGGGTGTGTAACACGAACCCGATTGTTAGGTAACGCTACTATGTTACCTGTATACTCTCCTGCATCTAACAGTTCAAGAACGTGACTCTGTTTGTGTTGGGCAGGATCGTCCGCTACTTCACTGTTTGTGTAGTCCACAGTAAAATAGTATTTCGCAGGATAGAACTCTCCATCTACCTTGGCTATCCAAGGGGCAGGTGTAGCTCTATTCAATACGTAAACTGAATGATCGTGAGACATACAATCCCACGGTTGTGCTATATACGGTGGCATCTCTGTGGGCCACTCTTCGTAACTGGTATCAGCAACCAACGCTGTTATAGGCATTCTAGCCCACATGGCTCCACCATGTACGTTTGGCTCATCCGTGTCGTCAGTCTCGCACCCAGTAAATATTACTTGGAAACTTAGACTTCGGTTCGGCATTGTTGTTACAGCTATAACCATTACGTGTAAAAATTCTCCTTGATACTCTATAAAATTCTTCGTGTACTCTCGTCTTACCCATGCTTTAAAATACGGTACATTACTTTGTAAATACGCCATCTTTCTTCTTTCTCTCTTTCTCTGCCTTTTTCTTCCTCTTCTGGGAAAGCTTAGACATTTTGTTTGGTGAGTTTTTGATCTGCTTACCCATTTGTGCGCGAGATATTGTCATTAACACCTCCACCTTCTTCTTGCTTGTCGTAACCGACTGTTCGGATCTTTTGCTGCTTTTGGAAACTTCTTCATCTGACCTGCACTTCTAGCGCAATATGACTTTCTTCTTGCTGCTCGCTTGCCTGTAGGTTTCTTCTCCGTTACAGCCGTCTTCAACTTAGATCCAGGGTTTTGCCGTCTGTATTTAGCAACACCCTTTGCCGTCATACCCGCGCCAGACTTAGTGGGGCGTTTATCCCCACTTTTTATGGACATACCTTTCATGCCCTTGTCTTTGCGAACCTTACCGCCTCTTTTGTAGTCGTTACGCATAACTAGGCATTATGACAGAAACAAAGTAAGTTTGTTGCCACTGCCAGTAAAAGCGTTGATGTAAACACCACTTTCTGCAAGAATGCCATCATCTGGAATATTTAAGTGATGCAGACCTGTTGGAAAACTTTGAACCAATATATCTGATCCACCTGAACCATCTTTAATAGTTACGGCTCCAGCTGAGTTAGCAAAAATAACAAGTTGTCTTAGCCTTGATCTAGCAGGGCCAATAACTGCGGCAGCATCACCTTGATCGTGATTGAAGGCTTTTACATCTGATCTAGCCATTTATACCTCCTATTACTGGTCAGCAAAAGCTGGCGCATCTTCAGAGACTACGTTACCCCAAATATAGTAATTTGTGCTGTCTTTAGCTACTATATTTATTTCCATGCTTCCAAAATCAGTTAATGTTAACTTTGAGTTAGAACTACCGTTTGCATACACACTGACATTATCTGCGTTGGTATCTAAATGCTGAACATTTCCTAGGAAAAAATTAGTATTACCAGGAGTGATAATAATCAAGTTTTCTGCTTCTTCTGCTGCTCCCGCATAGATAAACTTAAACGTAGCTCCTGCAACTGGTGCTGGCAATGTTATTGTTCTATTAGATGCAAGTGCTGGCACAGCAAGAACTCTCCCACTATGTGTTGCATTATCAAGTGTTTTATCTTCATCACCTAATGCAACTGGTGCGTCACCCATAGTAATAACTTCTGTTATTGTGCCAGTAGATGAATTTTTACTGATTGTTTTAATTGTACTTTCAGACCTAATAGGGCCTGCGAATGTAGTGTTAGCCATGTGAACCTCCTTGTCGTGGCTGAAGTCAATCACACTATGTGATTGTCAAGGTAAGCGTAGTATAAAGTAAAAAAGGGCGACCCGCAAGCCGCCCCTTTGATTTTTTCTTAGGCTCCTGGGGAACCAAAGATTCCTAATGGATCAGATACACCGAAAGAGTATCTCTCTCTAGCCTTGTATCTGCTATTGCCTGTATCAAAGTCAGCATCCATAGACGTAGCCATTGGACTACGTGTAAAGTGCTTAAGACCGTTTGGTACATCCGTTAGTAGGAAGAAAGCGTCTGTATCAGTCAAATAGTGATTGATAGTATAGCCTTCTGGGATAGAACCATTATTGCGTAGTGCATTAAGGTCGTTATCCGCAGTTCCTACTCTACCTTCAGTTTCTAACAATCTTGTTGCCACAAACTGTAGATTCGGTGGGATCACTAACTTTCGAGGTCTCGCTGCAATGAGAAGTCCTCTTTCATCAGTCCAACCTGCGATCTGAATAACTGCGGCTTCCAAAGAAGTCTCGTTAAGATCAGCAGCTACTGATGGTTCGTTAGAGTTAGTTCCACCACTCACTAATGGATGCGCAGTAGAACAAAGCTCCACTCCATCTCCGTAAGTAGTACCAGAGTCAAAAGCATTGTTTAGAATAGTTGCTGCTTTTACCTGCTTAGTGTACGCCATTGCACGAGCTAGTGCTTTTGTATAACGTGCTGACAAAGAGTCATACAAGTTATCTTCGATAGCCTCCTCAGTAATTGCGAAGCCCATCGCCACTGTTTCGTGTGTGTAGCGAGCTGTGAATGCTTCCTGTGCATTGTCATATTCGATGGCAGAACCTTCGTCTTTGACTGGTGCAGCAGAAAAGCCTGATAGTTTAGTTTCTTCTTCAAAAGAACGATCAGAAGTCTCTGATTCAAAGACCTCCGCGTGTTCTTCCCCGTATTTTGCATACTCTAAACCGAATAGTGCATTAAGACCAGGAAGTAGCTCTTTAAGAAGTTGCGCTCTAGAAATTGCCATTGTCTATACCTCCTACAGTCCAACTGGGTTACGATAAGCGTGTCCACCGATGAACACGTTACTACCATTATCAGTATGTGTGCTGTATATGACAAGCACTTCTTGGAAGGTATCGCTACCTGTCGCGGTGGTGTCAACTACATCAATGATTTGAAATGGTAGTGTTGAAGTGGTAGCAACGGAGTTATTGACAGCAAGCTTAGATGCACCGTTAGCAGTATTTAGTGTATTGCTAATGATGGCAGTTTTGTTGCCAATAGCCGTTCTTCCCAATGTTGCCATTGTCGTACCTGAAGAGCATATAGCTGCTTTAAGTATGATGTCTGGATCATCAACAACAAACGCATGAATATCACTAGCAACAATGCTGCCAGGATATTGGTTGTTGAATGTTAGCTGTTTTGTATTAGGGTCGGTATACGAACAACCCATGAAAACACCTAATGTCCCAGTGGCTGGGAAAGCGGATGTACTTCCGTCACGTTCGATAGTTCCGTCGTTTACACGCTTCACTAAGTCGCCTTTTCCGATAGCTGTGCCGTAATTGCTAGCTATCTTCATTTGTCGAGTAGCACCTGTGTAGGAACGACCACCAATCAAACCAACGGGTACTAGCCCATAAGGGGCATCGATAGTTGGATAAGCCATAAAAATAGTCTCCTGTTAAAATTAATTGCCTTTGCCAAAAGTGACCTTAGTCTTCCGTTCGTTAAATAACGGCATTCTAGGGTCGTTTTCTCGCATGAGGTTGTTGTCTACTGACTTCATCTGATTATCGGTCTGAGACTTATAGTACGCAGTCCTCTGATCTTTAAGTTCAGTTGGAGCCTTACACAGCATTAGTCCCCCTATTACAATGTTATCTTTGAACCGTTCGTTCTCAATAGTTACCAAAGTAATTTCTGGGTGATCCGTTGCTTTTACTGGTTCCCAACCCTCACGTAATTTGGAGGAAACATTAGTGGCATCGACTTGACCTTGAGTGCTTGTTCGTATCCAACGGTACGTATATCCTGGCTCTGGCGTAGGTGAAGGTAACGTTTCGGGTCGCTGCCAAGCCTTCTTTTGTACTGTCTTCTCACGAGTTTCAAGTTCTCTGTTAATTCTGTTTTCAGCCATTATTCTTTCCTCATTTCTTCTGCAACCTTTTGGGCGTATAATTCGATAGGTACTCCTAATCGTTTCGCTATGGCGACTTGTGTTTGCGTTAGCTTTACCTTTTTGGGTGCTACGCTCCGCGTTGCGGGTGCAACCACATTAGCCTGTTTTTTCGGCTTTTCAGCCTCTTCGGTCTCTGCAATCTCTTCTTCGAACTCATCTGGGAAGAGCTGCCGCATACGAGAATCGATAGCCTCGTAGTATTCGTCACTCTGCAAATCAACTCCTTGCTTGGCAAGTTTGTTGTGCAAGCCCAGTGCCAGACTTGTCATCTCATCGTCTGTACCGAACCAAGTGTTCTTTTTTGCCCAATCCTGCGCTCTTGGATCTACAGTAGGAGCAGTAGGTTTAGACTCTTCTTTACTTTTTACCTCATTAGATTCTTCCTGTAAAGCGGGAATCTTTACATTGTTTAACTTGTCAGCCTTTATCTTTGCACTTGTTAAACTTTCTTGTGCAGTAAGAATAGCGTCTGCGTCACCTGCTTCATACGCTGTCTTGTATGCGTTCTTTGCTTGGGCAAGCTCAACTTCTGCTGTTTTCTTAGCTTGTTCAACAAGAGCTGTCTGATTCTTGTTAACACTACCTTTTAGTTTGTTGTTCTCATCCTGTATGGACTTTACAAACCTTTCCAGCTCATCACGCTCTCGTATAGCGGCTTCTTTTGCTCGTCTTTCGTCGTGATAGCCCTTACCTAAATGTTTTATCCGCTGTTGAACCTGATCCGAATATTTCTTAAGCTCCTCTTCAGTAATCTCTTCAGGTGGTGTAGAAGGTTTACGATTCCTGTCAGCTTTCGGTGTATCATTGACAACTTCAACTTCAAGCTCATCTTTAGGAGCAGCTTTCGCGCTTCCTTTATCTTCTGCTCCGTTAGCTTTTGGTTCATCTTTTTCTTCTTTCTTACCTGATATATCAACCTCTATAGCACTAGAGTTCTCTATCTCTATATTTTGCTTCGCTGCATCCGCGTCAGGATCAGGGAATGAATATTCTACTTTTTCAAATGCCATTTTTTACCTCTTATGCTCTCGTGATACCACGAGGATCTGCTACTACAGCCTCTATAGAATCATCGTTTAATAAACGATACTCTTTTCCAGCTACCTTAAACCGTGTTCCGCTGTTTGCTCGGAACATAACAAAGTCACCTTCTTTACACCATGCGCCATCAGGAAACCGTTCTTTGTCTCCGTACGCCCCGTCTCCCATGTCTATTACGAGTCCCATGATAGACATTATGTAGTCATGATGTACTTCTTTATCTGTTTTCAAAACGCTAGTATTCCCATACGTCTTTTCTATTTCAGGCAAAGCTATAAGCACTCTATACCCTACAGGTCGTGGTAGTTGCTGCTCTAGTTCGTTGTCCGTCAGTTTTACTGCTTCAGTCATCGTCACCTTCCAGTTGTTGCTTCGCAAGGTCTCTAATATGTGTCGCGCTGGATCTTAGACCTCGGATCAACCCAACGATTTCCCTATAATTAGCAAAATCTTTTGCCGACCCTGCTTCTAGGAAACTTTGTGCAGAAGCTATCTCAGCTTCGATTCTATCTACTAAAACGTCAAATACTGTCTTTGCCACTAACTATCTTTCTGTAATCTTGTTGCTTCCAATACAGCATCTGCTTGATCTTTCTTCTCTTTACGTTCTTGTTCAGCCTTTTTAATAGCTATATCGGCTTTGTCTTTCTCAGACTTACGTTGTACTTCTTGTGCTTTGATTTGTAACTCAGCTTGTTGCATTTGTACAACAGGATCTTGTGCTTTCTGTTGTGCCTGTTGTTGTGCTGCCTGCTGCATGTTCTTCTGCGCTAGTTGCTTACCTGCCTTAGATATCATTCTAGAAAGATTCACTTCTATCTCTTCTGGTAATTCTTCGTTTGGTTTTGGTAGTTCAACACCTAACTGCTCCTCCATATCTTTTCTGTACTTATACCCAAGATGTTCAGCTATATGCGCCTGTAATCCTGCCATAATCTGTCGTGCCTGTGGGTTCTGCCCTATCATCTGTGCTATTACAGGATCTTGCATAAACGCCATATGTGTAGATATATGTGCGTCATGGTCTTGGTAAATGAACGCCTTCATCGGTTTGCCTTGTAAAACAGCCATATTTTCACTTATAGGATCAACAGGCTTGAGGTCATCCTTAGTTGGTACAAGTTTCTCTGCGTTCTTCACCCCAAGAACTTCTATCATCTGCCTGTGTAACTGAGGCAGGTCATATATCTGTGGTGCAGTCTGGGACATTTGGAGGACTGCTTGATACTGCACCACACGTTGTGCCATCGTAGAGCTGTTCGGGTCTGATACAGGTATAACGTCAATCATCATATAGTCAGATTGTCTAGCGGATACGTCACCTCTAGTCGGCACATACGCATACTCGGCAGGTGCATACTCTGCCATGAGCATCTTTAACATCTTGAACTCTTGTTTCATGGCGTAATGCACACGTGCCTGTACAGCTGCCATTGGTTTGAGGGTTCTTTCTAACAGGGCGAGTGTTGTTCCTACAGGAGCGTTAGCTGACATATCGGATATATTCATATCACTCACAGCTCCCAACCGACGACCCTCATTAGTTATATCTTTCAACAAAGCCAATAACACTTGGCTAGGTTCTTTGTACGGCAGTGGCATGATGTTGTCGCGTATACTGCCCGATGGTACGTCAACATCCCTGAAAGACCCAGGCTCTATCGGTGTATCATCTCCCTTGATACGCAAGCCTCTTGACTTTAGACCCCCTGGAAGGTTTGCCAATGTGCCTGCGTCTACGAGCTGACGTATGATAGATGTTCCTGCTTTTGCGTAACCCCCTATGATATGTATCAATCCGAGACCATAGAACCCAAACCCTGGGGTATATACGTAATGCACAAAATGCTGTCTTTTCAACATTAAGGCATCGTCAGGGTTCCAGTTACGTCGTATGGCTAATACTTTGTACGAGCCACGCTCTATAGATATTATGTACGGTTTGGCTATACCCTCATCGGAGTCATCAACGCCATCTATAATTATGTCTGCGTGTACCTCGTATATGCTGTATCGGTTGTCGTTTGTAAGAGAATATCCCCCCTCTTCTGCTTTACGCTCCTCTATATCACTGTGGTATGCCTGTGGCTCACCAAGATCCACATCTACGTAGAACCCACTAGCTTGTAACTTCTTCAGCTCGTTCTTTGTCTTTCGCATGACATGTGTTACACGTTCTGCTGTCTCTATGTGCGATGCGCCATAAGGTACAATCACATCTTCTGCGGGTACAAACACCGCTACCTGCCGTCCCATGTTCGGATCGTAATACACCTTTTTGAACCCAGACCCTGCCAGACCAAGGTTGTAGAGCAAACGTTCGTGTTCAGACCGATACTCCACCATATTCTCTGTGAGCTGATAGTTCATGTCGGCTTTTACACGGTTAGAGGCTTCCAACTTCTCACGGGTCTCTTCACCCAGTATCTTTGTCTTTACAGGCCCCTGTGCGGGAAATGTCTCACTCATGGTTTCTGCTTGGAATCGTATAGCTGCTTCTGCTAACACGTTAGAGTATACACCACAAGCTCCTTCCCAGGGTTCGGTACGTTCTTCATACTTAAACCCCAACACATCCAGACCACGAACAAACGTGTCTGCCCATTCTTTACGGCTTTCCAAGTCAGAATCTATATTACCCAATAGTTCATCAGCCACAGAAGCGAGTTGATCGTCCTCCATATTCTCTGCAAGGTTCTCATCAAATGCCCCTGTGCCAACACCTTCAGCATCAGGAACTATGGTTATCTCCATACTACCATCATCTAGTGTAACCATGTCAGGGTTTACTATCTCAACTTCTAGTTGTCCTGTCTCCTCTTCCTCCACCCCTTTAGGAGCTTGGAACAATCCTTTTTCTACAGCCATCAGTAGTACCCGCCTCTCCTATGTTTAAAGTATTGCACTTCTTCAGGTTCATCACTCGGCAGTCGTATAAACCCGCCCTGTCTAAATCGCATCAACGCCATGACGGTGGAGTCAACCAAGTCATCGTGGCTCATAAACGGAAACCCTGCTATCTCTTCGATAAGCTCCTCTGCCCATCGTGTTTCGGGAACCCAACACAGACCTGATGACACAATGTCGGTCACGGAGTTAAGTCTAGCTAGCTTGTCACCAGATCCCCTGTGTGGTGTGTATTCCTGTATAGGTATACCCATTCTCCTCATTTCTTGGTACAGAGCAGTTCCTGCACTCTTTTTCTCCACGATGAACGAGTCAGGCTCCCACTCTTTGTATTCGTTCATAGCCAACTCTTTGAGTTCGGGAAACTCCAACCGTCGTTTTATGCTATTTAACAATATAATGTTATAGTTGTCCACCTCTTCATTCAAAAACACACCCCACGTCGTCAAACCTGTGTAGTCCGCACGGTTGTGTGTTTCTGCGGCTGCGTCCAAAGACATAATAATATATTCACATATCGGTGGATCTTCCTTCTTCCACATCTGCCACCACTCACGTTTGACCAGAGCAGCCTCTTCTGCTGTCGGTTCCTGCTGATACTGAGCGTTCCATTGAAACACAGGCATAGATGCTTTCGTTCTGAGCAGGGCTTCCATGTCAAAGAACTCAGGCCACAGGGGTTTCTGTGTAAGTTCTTTCGTCTCCTCATCCTCTATGTCCAGTATGGCGGGAAACTCTACCACCTCGTACTGGTCAGACCTCTCGTTGTTTGCCATATCCTTGGTAACACGTCCTGTTAGGTCGTCCATATGCCAACGTGTCTGTATGATAGCTACCCGACCTCCAGGCATTAGACGTGTTCGCGCACCGAATGTGAACCAGTCGTACGCTTTCTCAAAGACTTCAAAGTTCCCGTTTATAACATCCTGCTCGGAATGGGGATCATCAACGAGCAAGAGGTCAGCACCACGCCCAGCAATAGAAGAACCAATACCACACGCATAATATTCACCTCCTGAATTTGTGTTCCAACGCCCTGCCGACTTAGAGTCTACAGCCAGAGCCACTGTCGGAAATATCTCCTGATACGTTTCTGTAGCGATTAAGTTACGCACTTTACGTCCAAAGTCCACCGCTAAGTCCGTGGTGTGCGATACCATCATAACCTTCTTGTTCGGGTTACGTCCAAGAAACCAAGCGGGAAACATTATAGAAACAAGCTGGGACTTTCCATGTCGGGGAGGAATATTTACACAGATTCTGTCCTTTTGACCCTGCTCTATGTCCATAAGCATGGTAGCGAGCATCCTATGATGTTTCCCCACTATGTAATCGGGCTGCATATGCTTACAAAACTCTATCAAATCGTCATAAGCTGCCTGATTATGCTGTCGTGTGGCTAGTTCATCGACCATTCTGTCTATTTCAGCCACTTCTTCAGGCGTATAACTGTCTAAATTGTTCAACATGACCTGAATTTCGTCCTCAGAGAAGTCAAGAGCGTGTTTATTCACCTTTTTCCTCGTCTAAACCTAGTTCTTTGTCCACATCTATGGGTTCACCATCAATTACAGCCGCATCTTCGACTGGATTTACCAATTTTGTGAGCTTTGAACGCAATCTTTCCCGTAAATCGTCCGTAGACTGGTGTGTTATGGTGACTTCGGACTTCTCAGCGAACAATCCTACGTCCGAAATCTTACCTAGAAGCTCTAAAGCACGTATACGTACCCTTGGATCAGGGTTTTCAGTCTCTTCTATCAGCTTATTTGTCACCAAATGCCGTATTTGTACAGCACTTTCAACCACAGAACGACCAAACTGCTTCAAAATACTGTCTGTTAGGACAAGAGAGGCGGGGGTTAGCGTTGCCATTTTCTGTTCGGTAGCTTGTTTCGACACATCTTCAGGATCATCAGCGTAAGCAACGGATAACCTTGCGGCTGTATCTTTGTCTTCTTTGGTGGGTTCAAGGTCGATGCCATGCTCTCCCAACTCCTTTGCTGTGTTCGCGGCTGCTCCTACACGTGCCTTTAGATCAGCCGAAGATCTACCCTTTTTCATAGGTACGTTCAACTCTGGTTCTACTACAATAGTCATTTCGTTTGATTATATACTATAAAATTTTTTAAACGCAAGATGTTTGGGACTCCAAAGGGGGGCCTTTCTATATATGGAGGGGGTAGGGGGTCGAACTCAGAGAAGTGTGATTTATTTGTGTAAAATAGTAATATATACAGCTAGATGCAATCTTTTGTAAAAGGGTGGTATGGGGGAGGGTATGGGGGTAGTTTGTGACATAACGTAATAACTTGTTATAATGAGTTCATCAAGACAGGGAATAAGCCCACTTGATTAGGTTAGTGTTTCACTAACCTGTTAACTTAAACTTGTTTAATAAAGGATATAATCATGAACAAGCAAACAAACATAATCAAAACAAACTCTTTTCAAATCAACGATAAAACAAGCTCTGCACTTATTGAGGCTTGCACTTACATTCTAACTGGGGAGAGAAAGAAAGAAGAAAGTGATAGAGCTTTCGAGACTGGAAAGCAGTTTGTTAAGGATACACTTGTTAAGAAGTTAGGATTTAAACAGTCTGATGCTTTCGAACCTAAGTTCAAGACTAGAACTGCCGAGGGTAAGTTAGTGACAGTTGAAAATCCGCAACACTTCGATATTACCAAACTTGAAGTAAGCAATGAGAATTGTACTGCCAATGTGGAACAAGCATTATTCATTAAAGATATGATGTTCCAAAGCATGGGCAAGAAAATTCATGGTATCTACTGCATGACAGGAGACGAAAGAAAATCTCAACTATCTAATGAAGATAAGGGAATGTTCGATTACTGGAACAAGCAACAAACCACAGTAAGAAAAAAGTTGGTTGGTTGGTTAAGAGCAGAAACTACCCCAGTTCCTAATCTACCTTTTGAAGATAGTCAGATAAAGACATTAGGTATTATGATTAACAAGATCAAAAACAGAAAAGACACTACGTTTGCCAATGTAGACAATATCATAAAGCAGTTAACAATGGCAAAAGAGACTATGAGACAGCGAATAACTGTCCCAACAAACAAGTAGGTTAGTCAATCACTAAGCCACCTAGGGAAACTTAGGTGGCTTTTTTTGTGTCCAAATTTTTGATGCCAGTTATATGAAACCAGTTAGATAGATACCAGTTTTCTGTTTCTGCTGAAGCATGTAGCTTAGTGCCTAACCTTTTGAAGCCAGTTTTCTATGTAGCGTCGAGCCTAGGTGTAATGTTCGTTTTTATCTTTGCAATGTTCCGCAATGTTCGCTTTTTTTTAGGGTAAAACGTACATTATATTTTTGTGACATCTGGTGACATCTGGTGACATCTGATAGCATAGGGTTAGTGAATAACTAACCTATATTATATATATATATATAATGTTCTATTTTTAAAAAATTGAGCGACAACATTCTCTCGACCGACCTTTGCGTATGTAATGTTCGCCCTCTTACAGACGTTCCGCCACCCCTTCACAATTCCCCAAAAAAGAGAACATTAGAACATTGTAATAATATCAAATACTTACAGACGTACACAACAGAACATTCGAGTACATTACAGTACATTACACCGTAGCTTAGTAAGTAACGTAAAACTTAATTTGATAATACCAAAAGTAAAATCTCGGTATTACTTGACAAGTTAGGGTATATATGCTATAATAAGTCATAATCAAAAAAGAGTAAATTTTTAGAAGGATACAAATTATGACCAGTAAGTTCTACAAGTTCATCAACCCCGACACTGGCAAGTGGGTTAGTGATTCACTAAGCATACCATGTGAAAACTGTGGTGACGAGTTCGACCCTCGACGTGCGGCTCTTGGCTACAACGTTTGCCTATCATGTGGTGAGTCGATAGCACGTAAAGTGAAGTATTGTATAGCGCCAGTACACAAGTCCAACTACGTCGTGGTAACTCGTAAGAGTGACCTTGTTGGCATCAACAACAAAACAAGTAACTAAGGAGAAAGATATGACAAATAAACCAACAGAAAATTACATCAAGGAAGTCGAGCAAGACGATAGAATTATCCAGTTCGACGCAGGTGAAGAGGTTAGTGAGTCACTAACGAAAGCCAAGAAAGAGATGGAGTTCATAAAGAGTTTACCCGACCTACTCGAACAAGACAGAAGGTCTGACAGATTTTTCGGTATGCGTCTCAACGGTAAATCAATCGACGATATTGAAAATAAGTTCTTGGCAATGTTTGCCGAGTTCGTGAGCCTTATGGCTTTATTCATCGGTATGCTAGGTTTTGGCATACTACTATGGGCAATCTTTGGAGGTTAATAACATGGAAAACAAAATCGAAACATCTGCACCAAGCATAACAAGTTCTGCTATGTTGGTCGAATATAACGCATCTGTCTGGACGGGTCGCAAGCAAGACAAGAACGCATCGACAGAACTAGAGTTGGCAAAGAAGACCGACCCTAACGTGGCGAGTGTTCATAAGAAGTTGTTGGGTAACTGCCCCGAACTGAAAGCTATTCAACAGTTTGTTGGCAATGCACGTAATCAGCACTATGCCATGACACTACCTTGGTCAGACATGGGTATGCGTCTGCTACCTACAGCTACGTTCTTCAAGTACAAGCAACACATGACTAACTTGGAGCAAGAGTTTCACAACTTGGTCAATGTCTTCTTTGATATCTATGAGGACGCAGTGGTCAACGCACAGACGTTACTAGGGGACTTGTACCACCAAGACAACTATCCACCTGCTCACGTGTTACAAGGCAAGTTCTCATGGCGAATGAGTTTTGTACCACTTCCGACAAGTGGTGACTTCCGTGTGGATATGGGCAACGAGCAAGAGAAAGCATTGCGTGAAGATTACGACAATCACTACAACTCTATGTTCGGTAAGGCTATCGATAACATGATGCAGAAACTTGTTGTCTATTTGAAGAACGTATCCGAGCGTCTAGACTACTCTACCGACGAGGACAAGAAAGTATTCCGTGATACCCTAACGACTAATATTACAGGTATGCTCGAAGACTTGCTTGTTCCCATGTCGAACCAAGACGCAAGGCTACAAACGTTGACACGTCAGTTGTCAGACACGTTCCAAGGTATATCACCCGACGCACTACGCGAGGATGATAGGCTACGTCAGAACACAAAGCAAAGTGTTGATGACGCAATCAATTCAATCAAATCACTTGGTTGGTAATCGGTTAGTGGTTCACTAACCCTAACGCATAGAAAGGATATATTATGCAAAACATAGGAAAAGCAACATACGCACTCGGTCTTGAAGAGTGTAAAGATCTCATACTTCAAATCGGTACACAGCGTACTGTCTTGTTACAAGGTGACATGGGTAATGGCAAATCTTCAGTATTGAAGATGCTAGCCAAGGAACTACCCAATCACATACCGTGCTACGTTGACTGCACTACCAAAGACTTGGGCGATATCATGATGCCGAAGTTCAAAGCGAATGGCGACCAAGACTACGTATCGTTCGTACCGAATGAAGAGTTTGGTTTGCACATCAAGGACAAGCCAGTAATCATTGACCTCGACGAGTTTGGTAAAGCAAACAAGTCGGTGAAGATGGCGTTAACCAGGTTGGTACTAGAAAGACAGTTGGGCAATAACACGTTACACCCAGACAGTATTATCTTTGGTACAACGAACAAAGGTTCCGAAGGTGTGGGCGATATGCTTGAAGCACATCAACGTGACAGGATAGTTCTTATCACCGTACGTAAGTCTACAAACACAGAGTGGCTAGCGTGGGGTCTAAACAATGGCATCAACTCGTCAGTTCTTGGTTGGGCGAAAGACACACCACAGTTGTTTCACTCGTTCGAAGAAGTAAAGAACCCAGACGACAACCCATACATCTTTCACCCCAATCAACAGCGTACAGCGTTTGTTACGCCACGTGGTCTGCACATAGCAAGCGACTTGGTACACAAGCGTGACACGTTAGGAGACAACATACTAACGTCAGCATTGATTGGTACGATTGGCGAACGTGGTGCATTGGACTTGATGGCATACGTCAAACTGCTTGGTCAGTTGCCTAGCCGTGACGATATCAAGAACAGTCCACAGACAGCGAAGATACCTGATAGCGTAAGTGCCAAGGTCATGGTTATCTTTCGTTCGCTTGGTTCTATGAGCAGAGACTTTGTGACACCGTTCATGGAGTATCTTGTTAGACTAGATGAAGAGGTGCAATCCATATTCGTTAACGGTGTTCGTGCCAAGAACTATCAGCATCAATCTATCGTAATGACTAACGCTAAGTTCACAGAGTGGGCGACGAAGAACCAACATCTTTATCAAGCAGACAAGAGATAGGGGGCGTGAATGAGTAGTAGGTTAATCGGACCGAAGTTCGAAGAGTGGTTAATACACTTTGACTCGTTATGTCAGAAACATGAAGTTGACCCCGCGAAGGCTATACGTAGGAGACACATACGCAGATTGTTTCTTGACCACCCAGTATATCACCCGACCCACAGTTGGAAAGATTTACTGTCAATAAAAGTAGAGAAGATAGGAAAGGAGAAAACATGAACCTATTGATTAAACAAAATCTTACTGTCGAACAGCGACTACAGAAGGCAGTATCAGATATCATGATGAACGACAAGTACATTGCACTAGCAGGACTACTTGCCATTGGTAATAGGAGTGTCAGAGATGACATTCCTACTGCTTGCACCAACGGACGCGACGAGAGTTATGGTCGTGGTTTCTGTGATAGCTTGAACGACCCAGAGCTACGGTTTTTGGTATTGCATGAGAACTATCACAAGTTAGCACGTCATCTACACATATACTATGGCTTGCATAAGACAGACCCAGAGTGCGCGAACATGGCGTGTGACTTCTGGATAAACCACAAGCTCGTCGAGGACAACAAAGACGACAAGTTTGCAACTATGACTGGTGCGTTGACTATAGGTTGTTACAGCGAAGAGTATGCTAACATGAGTGTTCCAGAGATATTCAATGCTTTGTACAAAAAGAAAAAGCAAGGTGGTGGTCAGCCTAACGATGGTCAAGGTGGTAAGCCACTGGACGATCACGGTTGGGAAGATGCACAAGGCATATCCGACGAGGAACAGAAAGAACTGGCGAAGGATATTGACGACGTAATACGTCAGGGTGCGTTGGTCGCAGGGAAGACTGGGTCAGGTGGCGATAGGACACTCGAACAATTTCTAGAACCACAAGTCAACTGGCGTGAAGTGTTGCGTGACTTCATCACCGATACATGCGCAGGTGGTGACTTCTCAACATACAACAAACCTAACAGACGGTATCTACACCTAGACTTGATAATGCCTAGTGGCATATCGGAGAAGGTCGAGGAACTGGTATTGGCTATCGACACATCAGGTTCTATTGGTCAGCGAGAGTTGACCACGTTCCTGTCAGAAGTCAAAGGCATATGCGACACAGTAAAACCTAGCAAGGTACGTGTACTTTACTGGGATACACAGGTATGTCGTGACGAGGTGTATGAGATGGACAAGCTAGATGACCTACCACAATCCACAAAACCACGTGGAGGTGGTGGCACAGAAGTATCATGCGTTCCCGAATATATGGCAGAGCATGGTATCAAACCCCAAGCAACTATTGTTCTAACAGATGGTTACTTGGGTGGTTCGTGGGGTAAGTGGGCTTGCCCTACACTATGGGTAATCTTGGATAACAAGAACACTCATTCAAAAGTTGGCAAGACGTTACACGTCAAGTCAGAAAATCTTTAAGTGGTTAGTGACTCACTAACCTTTACCAATTGAAAGGATATATCATGGTATTAAGACATACAAATCACAGAGTAAATAATTTCAGAGACATATCTCTAAGGTATGCAAACACTAACCCCATACGTGGTACGAATTACATACCGATAGGTGACAGAGCGTATGGCAGACGAGAGTACATACTCAAAAGGTCGGACACACATTACGACATGATGCTGAATGGTGACACGATAGTATCGTGGGAGATGAAACAAGACATCGAAGTCATAACCATACGTAACAACGGGTATACCGATTGTTACACGTTTCTTGATAACTTGTTACCTCATGACCTACGTTTCTTCATTCTTGGCAGTTCGGGTAGACAGTACATCAGCATGAATCGTAAGACGCAGAGACATACGAACTACGACGAAGATAGAGAGTGGACAAAGGAAGGCGATGGTGAGAAAGACTTCTATATACCCAAGGACATTAGTAAGTCACTACAGTTTGCACGTAAACACGCTACGTGGCAACACATTGGTAAGGAGTACGTATTCCGACACGCCATGACCCAAGTAAACAAGGATGCAAAGGCAGAGATTAAACCTCATGCGGACAAGTTCTACGAGTGGATATCAACTGTGTACGCCATGTTACCCGTGAATGATTGGGAGTACAACTACAAGATGCAGAGAGAGTTAACCGATTACATGAACGAGAACAAGATAAATAATTTCAGTAATCGGTATGGGGTAAAGCAATATCACAAAGAACAGATAGAACTGTACAAGAACATCATGCGTGACGAGAAACACCCCATGCGTTTACATCTTGCTGTTGATTGGTTACGTGGTAGCCCGTTATACGGTTATCAAGGAGTTCAAGAAGTCAAAGACCAAGAGCATGCGTCCAAGGTCAGAGTGAGTTGGAACAGATGGGTTAACAAGACACTCGGTCTTACCAAGAACATACATGAAGCTAGAACAGAGGAGGTGAAGTAATGGGTTACTATAGTGACGTTGGTCTTGTCGTTGTCCTAAAAGATTGGGATGACTTACAAGAAGTTTTGTCTGTGTACAAGATGCACCCTGACGTGCAACGAGAAGATGTGTTTAATCATTGGACAATATACGAGCGTGAGTTTGACCCCGATGGTAATACTGGGGGGTATTGTATGATGGAGTACCGAACAACTTACGTGAAGTGGTACGACGAGTTCGATGACGTGCAAGCGTTTCGAAAATTGTTCCAAGTGGTTGAACAGTTTGCCAAGGAAAGAGATGGGTTCAAGTATGCCTACAGAGAACTAACTGTGGGAGAAGATGGAGCCACAAGTGGAGACGAGGGCGAGAACTGTAAGGAGTTAGAGGAGGTTTGTGATGAACGAATGGAAATAGAACCTGCCGTATTAGTATTTAACGACGATGATTCATTTAAAAAACTGAAGGAGGGAGTAGATGTCTGATAAAAAGTTTAGTGAAGAAGAGGTACATGCGTTGCAGATGCGTATACTGTCTTACGAACCCAAGTATTCAAGAGGTAGAGATGATATAGACGACCCATTACCCGATGGTTCTTTCTATGCTCATGTTTCTTGGAGAGTACACAGAGTTATAGAGCGTAGTAAAATTGGTTACGTAAATTATGGTGCAGGTGACTTGTACTTCTATCACCCCAAGGGTATGGAGTGGCAGTACGAGTTTAGGTTTCTACCTGACCAGTTTAGGTGTGGTTGTGTATCAACTAACATCAACTGTAACTCATTCATGCGATGGTTTGTTGACTACATGAATTATGGAGGGAGTAATGGCTAAATGGAGTGGTGTATATCTTGAGGACTGTCACAAGTTACTCAAGAAGATTGAGAAGGAGTTGGATAAGGCATGGAAAACGAGAGAAGATGAACCCGACGACAGTATACTTGCTGTGGGAAGGACTATCTATGCTAACGAACTAAAAGACAAAATTAAAAAGTGGAGAAAGGAGATGTACAATGAAGAATGATACATACGCCACAGCAGTGGTACACGGTGACTTGCTAACACCTGATAACGTGAAGCAGATGTTTGAGAGGTCGTTTGAGCAGATGAAAAACTTTTACATGCTCATGCACGTAGACAAAGAATACTATTATTTTAAACACAAACTAACACGTCAGTACGTGAAGATAGAGAGAGAAGGAGAGCGTAATGGATAGAAAATTTGACATAAGGGTAAACGACCTAACAGAATACCAACCGACTACGAACGAACCTATTGATAAGTTTTGTAGAGAGGTGCGAAAAGCCATTAGAGGTATCAAGTTTGGTACATATACTAATGACTATTACAAGTTTGTGCATATGGAAGGACACCCATATCCTATGGGGTGCTTATACTTTGGCGACCCAAGAGAAAATGCTGAAAGGCAGCTCGAACACTTTTGTGTGTCATCACCTAACATATGCAATGACAAGTATGCTGACTACAACGATAACTATAATATGAAAATGTCTGTAAACATGCACCAAGCTATACGAAACGCGAAAGCATATCTCAGACCTATACCTTGGGGCGTGGTAGCGCAGAAAGAGTATTCAAGTATCAATAGGGCGTTCGAGCAAGTGCGTAAAAAGTTCGCGCATGCCTACAGCGAGTGCCAACATAAGATAGGTTTAGAGGGTGGCAACAGAGAGAAGATGGCACTTGAGTTGGTAAGCCTAGTAGAGAACGGACATACATTCTTGGACAAAGAACTGCATGATAACGTGTTAGAGATGGTCGCTAAACGCAAGGAGTGGTTTGAGGATAAACAGAAAAAACTCAACTTATACTTTGTTTATGCTTACATGAAGTGGGGTAACGAAACCTATATCGTGTGTACGAAAGATGTTAACTATGTAGGGTCGTGGGCTGATATGCCTTACGAGGAGTACTCTGTTGCAACTCTGCCTGAAGAGATCAAAGGTAAGGTAATGTCTCTTAACGTGTTAGAGGGTGAAGGCTTTGTCGATGACGTGGGCTATAAGGCAGGAGACAATATGTTTTATGTCATACAGTAACACACAGGATTACACGTTATACCAAGTTAAGATAGATGTTAATACGAAAAGAGTTCATGTGTTATGTTTAGGTATGTATTGTGTTGACAGTGAATTAAAAGAGTGGTATGACAGTGTAGACGATCTACCTAAGTGGGTTCAAGATAAGTTGGTAGTGCTGATGATGCTTGAACCCATGTTAGAGTATAATTCAGAGATAGGGTATAGAGCAAGCGATAGCGAGTTTTATATTTATGTAAAAGAGGTTAGTGGTTCACTAAGCTAAATGGTGTGGGTGGCTTTCGAGTTGCCCACATTGAAACCAGTTTTTTTGAGGGATAGATATGAAAAGAAAGTTTATGAAACAAATAAAGGAAGATGGGGTGACAGTAAAGTTACCGATGGACACAGAGTGGCACATGATAGATTATGATGAAAGTGATGATGACTTCACAGTAACATGTACAGACGCAGATGCTATCAACACTGGAGAGGTAGTAGGTAGATATTCTACATTCTTTGATGCGTGGATGGACGCAAAGTTTTTTGATAAGGACAGCAAGCAATGATGGTGATGACTCCAGAAGCAAAAGTAAAAAAGAAGGTAACGGAACAACTCAAGCAGTTAGGAGCGTATTACTTCTACCCAGTCACAGGTGGGTATGGACGTAGCGGAGTGCCTGATATTGTTGGTTGCCATAGAGGTAACTTCTTTGCGTTTGAATGTAAGGCTGGGAAAAACAAACCTACACCGTTACAGGATAAGAACTTAACAGACATAGGTGTAGCGGGAGGCATCGCCTGTGTAGTTAACGAAGAGAACATGATGGATATAGAGAATATACTCAAAGGTATAGAAGAGATGGACTTCCCAGTTCAGTACGAATAATCTACCAAGTTTTTATTATTTTTGTCTTGGTAGGACGTAAGCAGTGAGAGCGTTGAGGACACACATGTAAGCATATTAATCGAAATCCACTGCGGTGAAGGCAGGTTTATCATATATCCTTCCCTGTAACTTCATCATGGTAGGGCATGTAAAAACTTAGACCCCCCTCTTAGAAGGGGGGCAACCTAAAGAAAGAGAGAGACATGAAAACAACTTACTTTGTATTGCATTTACTATTAGTTCCAGATATTTCAGACCACCATATAGAAATGGGCAGGGTTCACTTTCACGACCACGAAACGTGCATGTACGTAGCGCAGAGCCTAAAACAAGTGCGTGACCCAATAATTGGAAAAGCAAACTGTGTAGAGGTGGACAACTTTATAGTCGAGGTTAAAATACCATTACCAAAACCAGAGTTTATGAAATGACAGATGATAGATTTAAATTAAAGCCGATTGCCAAAGATGAAAGACTAAGGCAAATACGTTACCTCAAACCAGAGACAATTAAGAAGTACAAAGCCATGATAAGACGTGACATTGCAAAAGGTCTTATTCAACCTGACCAGTTTAACAATAAAGGTAAGAAGAAATGACTGTTATTGTTAGAAAGGTATCTGAGCGATTGAAAAAGGCACGTGAGAACGCCAAGTTGCACAGAGATTATTTAATTAAACAACTAAGAGAAGAGGAGAAATTACAATGCGTACAAACACTAAGAGAGAAAGAGTTTGGAAGTACATACTCAAGAACAGACTTGACACGCCCAGAAAAGTAGCAGAAGCGTGTAAGGTATCGTATGGTTATGCTTTGAAGATTATTAATGAATCAGGCACACCAAAAGAAGTTATCCTAGCAGAGTCCAAACCCCCCGTCCGCTGTCAGCTACTTGGTGAAGCGTCGAGCCTCACAGCTACAGATCGTAATAAAGACTATGGTGATGCTGTGGACAACCACGAACATATCGCACGTATATATAATGCTATCACAGGACAACGTCTTACAGCGAGAGACATCACTCTGGTACACCAGGCAACGAAGTTAGCAAGGCGACAGACAAGTCCGTTGAAAAAAGATCACTACGTAGATAACATGGCGTACGTTGGTATTGAATACGAATGCGCTATGAAGGAGAAGAATAGTGGACTTAATAACTCTTGATTTCGAAACATATTACAACAAAGAGTATTCTTTAAAGAAACTAACGACAGAAGAATACGTGCGCGACCCTAGGTTTGAAGTGCTTGGGGTCGCTATAAAAGTTAACAACGGAGAGACGGAGTGGGCAAGTGGTACGCAGGAACAACTTAAGGCATTCTTACAAGAGTACAACTGGAGTAAGTCGATGGTATTGGCTCACAATACTATGTTTGATGGTGCTATCCTCTCTTGGGTATTTGATATTAAACCTCGCGCTTATACTGATACAGTTTGTATAGCGAGAGCCGTAGATGGAGTTGAGACCAGTGTTTCGTTAAAAGCGTTATCAGAAAGATACGGTGTGGGTGAGAAGGGTGACGAGATACAGAATACCCTTGATAAACACAGGCAGGACTTTACTAACGAAGAATTGGCGCGACTAGGTGACTATGCTGTAAATGACGTAGATCTGACATATGACTTGTTCACAATCATGGCAAAGGGGTTTCCAAAGAAAGAACTCAAGCTGATTGACGTATCACTGCGTATGTTCGTAGAGCCTATTTTGGATCTGAACTTGGACTTGTTAGAAGATCATCTCAGCAACACACGTCAACACAAGGAAGAGTTACTTATGGATGCTCGTGCGTCTAAAGAAGATCTGATGAGTAACGACAAATTTGCAAAGCTGCTTGCTGCATATAATGTGTCACCTCCTAAGAAGATAAGCCCCACCACAGGCAAGGAGACATGGGCTTTTGCTAAGTCAGACGAAAAGTTTAAACACCTGTTAACACATCAGGACGTAAGGGTTCAATCACTTGTTGCAGCCAGGTTGGGTAATAAAAGCACACTTGAAGAAACACGGACGCAAAGATTTATCGATATAGCGAAACGTGGCTTATTGCCTGTACCTGTTAGATATTATGCGGCACATACAGGTCGTTGGGGCGGTGATGATAAGATAAATCTACAAAATTTACCCAGCCGAGGCGCAAATGCAAACATGCTAAAGCGTGGCATAATTGCACCACAAGGATATTCTATAATAGATGCTGACTCAGCACAAATCGAAGCGAGGGTATTGGCGTGGCTTGCCGAACAGGACGATTTGACCCAAGCGTTTGCAAACGGTGAAGACGTATATAAGAATATGGCATCTAAAATATATGGTGTAGCAGAGAGCCTCGTAACAAAAGACCAACGATTTGTTGGTAAGACCACGATTTTAGGGGCAGGGTATGGCATGGGTGCGCAGAAGTTCCAAAATCAACTTAAGACATTTGGGTTTGATATGGAGCTACATGAGGCGCGACGTGTTATACAGGTGTACAGAGAAACAAACTCAGACATAAAAGACCTATGGGCTAATGCTCAACTTTTCTTAAAAGATGGGGATGCCTTTGGTAAGGAGGGGGTCTTAGGCACGGAAGAGTGGGACATAATACTACCCTCTGGTTTGCGTCTACGCTATGACGACTTACAGTTTACTGTTGATGATGGTAAGTATGACTTTGATTACAAAACACGACGTGGTCGCGTACGTATATATGGCGGTAAGGTAATAGAGAACGTGTGTCAAGCGATAGCTCGTTGCATTATTGGCGAACAAATGTTACAAATAGCGAAGAGGTACAGAGTTGTCTTGACAGTGCATGACAGTATAGCGTGTTGTGTCAAAGACGAAGAGGTGGACGAAGCACAGAAATACGTCGAAGAATGTATGCGCCAACCACCTGAGTGGGCAGAAGGTCTACCGATAGATTGCGAATCGGGTAAAGGCAAATCTTATGGAGAATGTGGATGAGTTTATCTAGTAAAGAACTACATAAAATATGTCATATGCGCCTGCAAGGAAAACCTTGGAGAGAAATAAAAGAAGCTATCCCCCATAAAAATGTCTATCAAAAATTTAAAAGATTGTCGAGGATGATGGTTTATGTAAATGGCGAAGGACACGAATGTAAAAATTGTCATCATGTTCATGATATAAAAGTAGCACCAAGAAAAACTTATAAAGAGATTGAAGAAGATTTATGTGGATGGTACGAATGAGTATAGCACCTTGGTCATATAGTAGAATCAAGGCATTCGAGCAATGCCCCAAGCAGTTCTACCATATGAAGATAGCAAAAGATTATAAAGAACCGTACACAGAAGCTATGCGTTACGGCACAGAGTTACATGGTGTAGCGGAGGACTTTATAAGCGATGGCACACCAGTACCAGAAAAGTTTGCTTTCCTCAAAGGCCCCCTGGAGGCACTTGAACGTAAGCAGGGTAACAAGTTTACAGAGATGCGTATGGGTCTAACCGCAGAGCTTGAACCTTGTGGGTTTAGCGACAAGAATGTGTGGTGGCGTGGGATAGCAGATTTAGTAATAGTTGACGATACAAAAGCATGGGTGGTAGACTATAAGACTGGACGGAATGCGGAGTATGCAGATAAAGGACAATTAGAGCTTATGGCTATGGCTACATTTAAACACTTCCCCTCAGTAAAACAAGTCAACGCGGCTTTGATGTATGTGATTGCTAAGAAGTTTATAAAAGCAAAGTACACTATAGATATGTTGACAGACCTGTGGGATAAATGGTTAGCTAGTTTTAAGCGTATGCAGATAGCTCACGATAACGATACGTGGAACGCACGACCTAGTGGGTTATGCCGTAAACACTGCGCGGTAATAGAGTGCGTATACAATGGGAGCAACTGATGCCATACACGAAGTCACCTAGACCCTACAAGAAAGAATATAAAAAGCAGAAGGAGCGTGGTGAACACCCAGATAGGATGGAGCGTCAACGTGCTAGAAGGTCTTATGACAAGAAGGGTATAAGTCGTAAAGGTAAAGATGTATCGCACAATAAGATGTTAAGTAAGGGTGGCTCAAACAAGGACGGCACAAAGTTAGAGAGTCCTTCAAAGAACAGAGCAAGAAACGGACAGAAGAAGAAAAAGAAATGACGAAAGACCCTAAAACAGGAACAGGTAAGAAACCAAAAGGAACAGGAAGGAGGCTTTACACAGATGAAAACCCCAAAGATACAGTCCCTATTAAGTTTGCCACTGTGGCAGATGCCCAAGCAACTGCTCGTAAGGTTAAACGAATCAATAAGCCATATGCTAGGAAGATTCAAATCCTTACTGTGGTGGAGCAAAGAGCCAAAGTTGCAGGAAAGCCAAGGCAAGCCGCCATCGCAAAAAGAGCCAAGCAAGAACTCAGAGCCAAGCACGAAGCGAAAAAGGGGGCGACCAAGAAAAAATGACTAGACAGATACAAAACAAACTAAAGAAAGTAGCCAAGGGTCTAAGCAAAGCGTCAAAGACCCATGCGAAACAAGCAAAGACTATAAAGTCCGTACTAACAAAAACTAAAACTAAAAATAAAAAATAAATATAAAAATGAGAGAGAGACATGCAGATAATAGACAACAAGGCTTTACGTCTACGCTTACGTGACCCTGACAAAGTTACAAATGCCATACCTAAAAGTCAAAAGGTAGGGGATAACGAAGTTGTAGTTAAGTGGGGTCTTGAAGAAGCACAGATCCTGAATCAGCTAGGTATAAAATCACCATCACCCATAGAAGTAAAATACATATGGACAGGAAGATACCAACCATTTGACCACCAAGTCTCGACTTCATCATTCCTTACCATACACCAGAAAGGTTTTTGTTTCAACGAACAAGGCACAGGCAAGACAGCAAGTGCCATATGGGCATCAGACTTTTTACTAAAACAAGGAATCATAAACAGGGTGCTTGTAGTATGCCCGCTGTCGATCATGGACAGCGCATGGCGTGATGACTTGTTTACATTCGCAACACATAGAACTGTGTCAGTAGCACATGGATCAGCAGATAAACGTAAGAAGATCGTGCAGGAAGGCGCAGATTACGTGATTATAAACTACGATGGTATTGGCATTGTGTTAGACGAACTAAAAAAAGGTGGGTTTGATTTAATTATTGTGGACGAAGCCACACACTACAAAAACGCCCAAACAAGGCGCTGGAAATTACTACGTCAGTTAATACACGATAACACGTGGCTGTGGATGATGACAGGCACACCCGCTGCGCAAAACCCTACAGACGCATATGGTCTAGCAAAACTCGTTAGTCCTAACAGAGTGCCAAGATTTTTTGGTGCGTTTAAAGATATGGTGATGTTTAAAGTCTCTCAGTTTACATGGAAGATACGCCCAAACGCTACAGATGTAGTGTTCAGAGCATTGCAACCTGCCATACGTTTTACAAAAGATCAGTGTCTAGACTTACCACCGATGGTATACACTAAGAGACAGGTGGAGCTTACAGCGCAACAGAAGAAATATTACAAAGAATTAAAAACAAAACTTGTGTTAGAAATCACAGGTGAGGAGATAACAGCTATAAACGCGGCTGTGACTCTTAACAAGTTATTACAAATATCAGCAGGTGCAGTGTATACAGATGATGGCGATGTATTGCAGTTTGACATAAACAATAGATACAAGGTGCTACGCGAAGTAATTGATGAGTCTAGTCAAAAGGTTCTTGTATTTGTGCCTTTTAAACACGCCATAGATATACTTACAGATAGATTACGGTCAGAGGGTATAACAACAGAGGTCATACGTGGAGATGTACCTGCGCATAAGAGGACTACTATATTTAAACAATTCCAACAGGATGTTGATCCACAGGTACTCGTGATCCAACCACAAGCAGCTGCGCATGGTGTCACGTTAACACGAGCTAACACAGTGGTGTGGTGGGGGCCAACCAGTTCGTTAGAAACCTACGACCAAGCAAACGCACGTGTACATAGATCGGGTCAGACACATAAATGCACTGTTGTACAACTACAAGGTTCTGACGCAGAAAAGCACGTATACCGACTATTAGATAGAAAAATAAACGTACACACAAAATTTATAGAACTTTACAAAGAAGTACTTGACTAAGATACTTTTTACTATTATATGTTATTATATAATAAGAAATAGGAGAGAGATATGGGTGACAAGATAACACCTGACAAATTGGCAAAAACGTATCTACGTATACGAGCAGAGAGATCTATACTGTCAGCCAAGTATAAGGAAGAAGACGGCAACCTTACACGGCAGTTAGATATAATAAAACAGGCAATGCTAGATCATTGTGAAGACCACAATGTAGAAAGCGTGAGAACTTCGGAAGGACTATTCTTTCGTTCGGCTAAAAAGAAATACTGGGTCAGTGAATGGGATGCCATACACAAGCTTATTGTGGAACAGAACGCACCTCAGTTATTAGACAAACGTATCAATCAGGCGAACATGAAAGAGTTTCTGGAAGAGAATCCTGACCTCAAACCAGAGGGGTTAGAGATTGAAGAAGAGTTAACAATTTCTGTGAGGAAAGCATGAATGAACCTTTTGTACCAATAGAGGACGTAGCTAAACATTTTAGTGTGTCCGTATCAACTGTTCGTGCCTGGGTACGTCAAAAGCACATACCAAAAGATACCTATGTAAAGATAGGTAATACTTATAGGTTTCGTGTTGGAGACGTAGCCACCGCATTGACTAAAGTATCTAGTAAACGTAGCGAAGAAACGGTGGACGAAGATTCACTAGCTGAACTAGATGAAGACTTATAATATAGAAAGAAGGAGAGATAAATGGAACCATATATTATAAAAAACGTAGAGGCTCTATGGCCTAAAATAAATACAACCTATCGCTTTGATAATGTAGCTGGTAGGTCTATGGCATGTGATGCCAAAGCTGATGGGGCAGAATATTCTATACAGTTTCGTATGGATAATCCAACCGCCAAGGCTTTATTTCTAGCTATGTCTGAAAGCTACCAAGCCAATAGGAAAGATAAATGGGCAGAAAAGTTGGAACGTCTGTTTGTCAAAGACGACGAGGGTATGTTTACGCACAAGGCTGTTTTAAAAGGTGCGTATAAAAACCAAGCTACTCCTAGACCCATACAGGTTGATACCAAGGGTAACAGATTACCAGCAGATTTTATGTTGACTACAGGTAGCACGGTTAACATAGCTGTAACATTTACTCCATATGAGATGGGTACTAAGCAAAATATTTCACTGCGTCTTAAAGGGGTACAGGTCATAAAGTACATACCTTATGAAGATAGAAATCCATTTGAAGAAACTGATGGGTTTGTGTTTGAAGCAAAGGAAGAAAACCCTTTTGATGCAGGTGAGACTGAAGCAGAGGACGCTGTGGCGGAGCCAAAGAAAGTTGCTAAGAAGCCCTCCCCTCCCACCAAGGATGCTGATGGCAACTTGAGTTCTATCGTTGACGATTGGGACGACTAATAGAACTACACCACGACTAGGTTTTTACCGAAAGGATAACGTGCCGTATCTTGTCGTGGTGTCTTCGGCACAAGGTGGGAAAAATGGAAACAAAAGAATTTTTAGAGAAGGTTTTAGGTGATGGATACTACTCTGTATTAGGTCTTGGCGACAAGAAGGTACAGAGCTTCCATGCAACTATAGACGATGTTATAAAGAAGGCTAACGAGTTAGACGCTGAAGGTGTCAACGCATACTTTGGTTTAGCTACATTCGAAACAAATAAAGACAGACGAGTAACAAATGTAAAGAGCCTCAGTTCTTTCTACTTAGATCTAGACTGTGGAGTTGGTAAAGAATACTCCGACCAGAATACAGCTTTTTTAGACCTAAAAAGATTTGTGCAGGAGACAGGATTGCCTCGACCCATGCTTATAAACTCTGGGTATGGGATACATGTATACTGGGTTCTTACAGAGAGTGTATCGTATGGTGAGTGGTTACCTGTAGCGCAGGCCCTCAAAGATATGTGTATACGTCATAACTTGTCAGCAGACAATGGTGTAACTGCGGACGCTGCGCGGGTACTCAGAGTCCCTGGCACACAAAACCATAAGCGTGGTACACAGAAACCTGTTATGTTCTTTGGCACAGGAGAGTTTCGTAGCACGGAGTTTGACGAATTTGCACGGGTAGTTGGTAAAGAAGGTGTAACTGTGCCTACGAAAGTAGACAATGAAGCTAACGCCCTAAAACAGGCTTTGATAGAGAACTCAGAGTTTGGGTTCAAAGATATATTATCAAGAACAATAAGAGGCACAGGGTGTGAGCAAATCAAAAACATCATGGAGAATCAACAGGACGTAAGCGAGCCTTTATGGAGAGCAGGGCTGTCTATAGCTAAGTTCTGCAACGATGCCGACAAAGCAGTGCATAAGATGTCTGATAGACACCCAGAATACAGCAAACACCTGACAGATGATAAGGTTGAGCTTATAAAAGGCCCTTATACGTGTTCCACGTTTGCGGAAGAAGATCCAGAGCCATGCTCGACTTGTCCACATTGGGGCAAAATAACTTCACCTATATCTTTAGGTAAGAGTATAAAGAAAGCACCTGCGTCTAAAGACATACCGTTATATCCAGAACCCTATTTTCGGGGGGCAAACGGAGGTGTCTATTTACGCTTTAAAGACAAGGATGGTAATAAAGAGGATAAAGTTATATACCAAAACGACCTTTACGTGATAAAACGTATAATGGACGTAGAGATGGGCGAAGCCATAGTCATGCGTCTGCACCTACCTAAAGATGGTGTAAGAGAGTTTACAATACCTTTGACCTCTGTAACATCTAGAGAAGAGTTAAGAAAAAATTTGTCTATGCAAGGCATAGCTGTACCAAAAATGGATGATATCATGGCATACACAACTACATGGGTAACACAACTTCAAGCAAAGGGGTCTGCAGATCAAGCTCGAAGACAGTTTGGTTGGACGGACGACGAGCATACAGGGTTTGTGGTTGGCAATCAAGAAGTACACGCCAACGAAACAAAGTTTAATCCCCCATCAACACCCACTGCAGGTTTGTTTCCGTACTTTGAACCTAAAGGCACTCTGGAGGAGTGGAAAGACATAATGAACTTCTATAATATAGATAACTTTGAATTACATCAGTTTATAGTAGGTACGTCCTTTGGGTCTCCACTAATGAGTTTCCTACCAATAAAGTGTGCTTGCTTTCACACGCACAGTAAGGAGTCAGGTTTAGGTAAGACAACTGCCATGATTGCAGGTGTATCTGCATGGGGAGATCCTGATGAGTTGATATTAGATAAAGAAGATACGTACAATACTAAGATGAACAGGGGCGAGATATACCATAACCTACCGTTGTATATGGACGAACTTACTAATATGAAAAGTATGGAACTTTCTAATTTAGCGTATCAGTTAACGGGTGGTAGACAGCGTGGTCGTATGTCAGCAAGTAGTAACGTAGAGAGAGCTAGAGGTAAAGTATGGAAACTTCTTTCAGTGACCACAGGCAATACGAGTGTGGTAGAAATGATAGGCATGGCAAAATCTATGCCCAAGGCAGAAGCACAGCGTATATTAGAGCATAAAGCTACAAAGCAGAATTACTATACAAAAGCTGAGACAGATGAGTTTACCTCACGACTATCACAGAACTATGGTCATGCAGGAAAGGTATACATAAAGTATGTTTTAAATAATATAGAAGAAGTTAAGAAGCTTCTCAATCAGATACAACGTAGGGTTGACGAGAAGGCAGGACTTACAGCAGAGAACAGGTTTTGGTCTGTATTGGTGGCTTGTACAATGACAGGTTTGGTTATAGCTAAACGCCTAGATCTAATTCAATACGACACTAAGAAAATATTTGATTGGGCTATAAAGTGTTTAAAAGAAAACAAACGGCAGGTAGAAGAAATGAGCGTGTCGGTAGAAGAGACATTAAACGACTATATACATGAGCATTGGAGCAACGTGCTATGGATTAAAAGCACTGATGACCTACGTAGGCAGGAGGGGGACGTAGCTAACCTTGTTATACCTGAAGCGTTACCAAGAGGTAAACTTGTAGCCCGATACGAGACAGACTTAAAACGTGCGTATCTCGTACCAAAACCTTTGAAGTCATGGTGTGGACAGCATCAGATAAATTACAACGCTTTTATAGGGGATTTAAAACAAAAACTGAACGCTAAGAGGGTGAAGATACGTCTTAGCAAAGGCACTCACATGAACTTACCCCCTACAGATGTGATATCCGTAGACTGTTTGATTGAAGATGAAGCTACGACAGGGAATACTGAAAACTGATGATTTAAACCCTGATGGGGTGCGAATAATAGTGAAATGGGGTGATATGGTAACAAGTTCCTCTGTATTTATTCCGTGTGTCAACACTCACAAGGCTATACAACAAGTAAAAATTATAACAAAAACAAAGGGTTGGGACGTAAAAGCGTATGTCCGTGTAGAGAATAATAAATTAGGTGTTCGCATCTGGAGAATTTTGTGATAAATCTGGGGTGACAGGTTATCCTTGTCACTCTCTTTCTCTTAAGTGACCATCTTCGGGTGGTCACTCTTTTTCCCTAAAAACCAAACAGTCTGTCAAAGTTGTAGTCAGGGTCCCACTCGTCTTCAAGAAGCATGAGATATGCTCTGTTTTGTTTAGATATGTTTATACCGTTGTTCACCATTATGTTCTTTGAGGTTTCTTTATGACTTTGCATAGATCTATACACACTATCACCTGTTATGGCTGCAAAGGGATGCTTCTCATTAAAATCCATTAACTCTTGAAATGCGTCGTCGTACATGGGCATGTCACCAGTCCTAAGTCCTACATACAGTTTCTTTAGTATCTTAGTTCTCTTAGTATTTAGTGCATTATCTAAACCCTTCTTATAGGCGTTTCTCTCCATTTGCCGTATATATTCAGCAGGAGCAAACCCTAATGTAAGTCCGAAAAGCTCTCCACGACTAGGATCACCGTATATCTCATCGCCACGACGTGACATGTAACCATCTCGCGATATCCTGCCAAAGCCTCCTTTCCAGACGTTGGACACAGAAGGAGGTAGAAGACTTTCAAACCCACGCTCTAAGTCTCCGTTTAATACGTCCACAGAACCTCTATATAACCTGTCCATAGTGGATAAAGCAGGTCCACCTGCGTAGAACAAGACATTCTCTTCCCAAGTAGCATCTCTATTGTATCTATTTTGTTGTATTAATAGACCTGTTAGACGAACACGAGAGGCTACGTCTACACCTGATAGTAGGTTAGCAACCCCCTTGTACCACTCTTCTCCAACTGTTTTTCGCACAATGGTGTCCGCATCGTCTTCATCGTCACCCAAAAACATATTTGCTATCATACTTATAGCTCCGTATAGAGGCAGTCCGTACACACCTGCAAACGCTAACGCAGATAGATGAAACCCCACAACTTGTTTCATAGCTACTGCTCGTTCCTCATTTGTTAAAGTTTTGTCCGTTCTAAGAAGTTCACGTGCAGACATTAGCATAGAAGAATACATACGTAGACCATAACCTTTATACATAAAAGCTACACGAGGTATGCCTTCTCTTGATATCTTTGCGCCTGTCTCCAATGTGGCTCCACCGTTAACTTCCTGTGTTTCACGTAAGGCTGTATCAGTTGCTGCAGCTATCTGTTCTGAAGAGGCTTGTTTAACAACTGCCGATAACTCTTTTATTTTGTTTTTTGGGTCAACTGCTTTTCGTATTGCCAGCTCATAACTAGCCAATAGTAGTGTCTGTCTGTTTATCTTCTCCGCCAAGTTAAACATGTAAGCAGATACCCCCACAACCTTATCAGGTATACTTGTCTCTCGCCCTGACTCTCCTAACCCTAGAGCATCCATTATCCAGTTTTTTGTAAGCTGTCCTCGTCCATCCGCTTCTTGTAGTAATGGCAGATATGCCTCCAGTGCTTGTACTTCTTTAGGGTTCATATCTTGTTTAAACGCCATCCCCTGCCTAAAATTTTTATCAATCGTGTATGTGTCTTTACCAGTATTTGGATCACGTGAGACAGTAACATAACTCATCAAATCTAAATCTAAACCTTTTCTTGAGTTTGTTGTTATTCGTCCTGCTTTCATTATAGCTCCAAATGCGTTGCCATAACCGTACCTAGCTCCAAGCATTGGGTAAGCGAATAAAGGTATTTGAGATAAGTTAACCAGTGCAGATGAAGCGTTTATTCCTATAGTGTATAAAAAAGCTCCTTGGTTTAAATTCTTAAACACGGGTTCCATGTTTTTGTTAGATGCCCCCTCCAGCGCAAAGTTCATACGATCTTTTACATCTTTTATCACTCGGTCTAAAGACGGCATCTGGTCTACAACTCCAAAAAGATTTCGTAAGTTTCTTTCTGCTTTTTGTCTATTTTTTGGTATGGCGTAGAACTCTTTTCTAAGAGAATCTAACTCTCCTGATAACGTTCTTAGTTCTTTACCCACAGATAATCGTGCAGCTTGTCGTCCTAACGTAAAACCTTTTTCTTTAAATGCAGCGAGTGAGTCGGGGTTGAACCCTTCTCTATTTTGTCGTTTGCTTATGGATTTAGCTAAAGATGTTTCTGGTAGAGTTGTTAAGAATAGTTTTACTACTTCTTTCTTAAAAGCGTCTTTTTCTTTTTTGTTGGTGATACCCTTATCTAGAGTTTCTAGTATATTATTTACAAACCCTGTGGGAGGTTTTTGTATAAAATCACTCACCATATCGCCAGATTTTTTAAACTCAACCGAATTTGAATCTATGGTGGGGTCAGCCATAAGTTCTTTTGATAATCTTTTTGCCGCCCTCTCTGTCTTTACTGCAACCACCACAAGATTGTCATCAGGTTTTTGTGGGTCAAGCCTACTAAATCTTATTAGATAGTCTCCCTCTCTGACTAACGGAAAGTATACGTTTAGAGTTTTTTCGTTAAATATTTTATCAAACACATCTTTCTTTAACGCCTTTGCTTCTGGTGAGTTTGCTCCTAGATTTTCATCAACCTGCTTATTTATTACTCGTTGCACATCCTTGAACTCGTTCTTGTAATGATCGCGCATGGCTCTGAACACTCTTTTTCCAGGCGCACCTAAATTTTTCCATTTGTTTTTATTGTCTTTCCATACTTGAACTAAGGTCTTAGTCTTACCATTTGTTAGCTCTACATTTATATCATTTCCTTGGTCATCTTTATAATCAGACTCTACTCCACCGTCAGGGTCAACTTGATGTATCGTAGCTCCATAATCTAAATTATATATTATGTCGTCGAGCAGATCTCTTTGCTGCTTGTTTTTAAAGAATGGTTTTATTTGTTTAAATACGTCATCAAATCGCCTACCTGCTTTTTCTGTTTCACCTCTAAGTGTTTGCACCGTTCTGTTAATCTTTCTAAAAGTACCTGTCTTATCTTCCCCCATGCCCTTTCGTACAACAGCCTCTCCTATCTCTGTAGCTGTAACTAAGTCCCCTAGACTGAGTAGTATGTCCTTGGCTATACCTGAGAATCCTGGGTCTCCTAAAGCCTCATTCACGTCATCTAAAAACTTCTCCTTGTCTTTATCTCCCATATACGTCTTGGTTTTTTCTTTCTTACCAAGATTAGAAAGTATTTTAGATATAGACTCTGGCCCCATGCCAAGTTTACCAGCGTCTCTATACTCAGGTGCAGGAGCTAACAGGCTCTCTACTATGTCACTTGTTACGGTAGCAACGTCTATGTTTTTTTGCGGCAAGCCCACGAGCCGTCTTATAAAGTTACCAATGCTGTTAGCAAGACGTTGAAAGGCTGTTATCTTCTCTCCTTTTATATTTAATCTGGCTAACTTTTGTTGAAACTGTGGATTGGTAAAAGCCTCTGCTACAAACTCATCTAAGTTTTCTGTTCCAAAATATGTGTCTAATTTATCTTTTACATTGTCGTATATAAATTGTATTTGCTTTGTTAAAGGATTGGACGGATTTGCAATCGCTGCAGATGTTTGGGCATGTGTCATCTCATGTAGTAACACGTGAGGAGTCATACCTCTTTCCGCATCTAGTTCTATGGTGTTAGTTTGTGGATCAAAAGCTCCAGCTCGTCTTCTCCCATCTACCATTATCTGAGGGGATAATACTACCTTTGTATCCTTCACATTTTCAGCTAACTTTTTAGATATTTTTTGAACCACACTATTGTCAGAGGTTGTAGATAAATCCTCTAATGCTTCTTGCAACTTGCCCTCTTCTATTAGATTTTTTGTGCTGTCCATCAAAGGCACGTCCATATCTATAACAGCCTCAATATCTAGAGCCTTTTTCTTCATACCTTTCTTTACTAAAATAGCGTGAAGAGCCTCTGCCCTCTCTCTTTTCCCTTTTAACTCTTTTGCGACTTCCGATAGCCTTGTTTGCTCCTCTCGTTGTATCATCCGCACATCGCCACGTTGCGTACTCATCATGAACCTATTTAGGTCTAGACCGTCCATTTCCAACGCAGGGAGGGACACAGGTTGCAGACCCGTGCCTTCTTTTGCTGCTCTTTCTGCGGCTTCTTTTATATCTTTTGCTTCTAACTCTTCTTGTGTAGCCTTCTCTTGCGCTTCTCTAGCCTGCACTTTTGTGGCTTCAGTTAGTTCTGCTTGTTTCTTTGTTCTTAACTTACCTAGTTGTCCTCTAGTGCCTACTGCTTTATCTTTACCGTAATACGCTACCCTGTTCCTAAACCAACTTTGCCCTGCAGGAGATAGATTATTGTTTACCCAGTTGGATACCATAGTGGCAGCTTCTGACCCTGAGTTATTTACCGTTTTAAACTTTCCGTCTGGCTTTTTAACTTTTATCTTATCGCCTTGAAAGTACACTCGTGAAGGGTCTACTTCTTTTACTGCACCCTTCTTCACTATGGGTTTACCCTCCTCATCTAGTTTTGGTTTTAACTTTCCTGTCTCTTTATCAACAACCATCTGAGGCTTATCTATTTTTTCCTCAAACGTTTTTATTCTATCTTTTTCAGGTTGAGTTAGTATGTATGCAGCTTCATCCAACACATCTTCCACCACAGGATCTTTACTTAGAGTTTGAGCCACAAAAAATTCAGTATCGAACTTGTCTTTTAGAATGTTTTCTTTTGTAGGGCGTTCAGGTCTAGCTTCAACTAACTCTAGTATTTTATTTTTATCTTTCAAAGGTAGGCTAGGAGCGTCGTATTTTGACTTCTTTGAAGTTCTAGCGACTTCATCAGTGCCTTCTCTAGTCCCTACTGTAAATCGTGTAAGGTTGTTGTATTGTTGCAGTTCTTCAGAACTTTGTTTGCCTACAACGTTACCTTTGTCATCTTTAATATCAGCAAGATAGTACTCATCATATACATTTTGATTGTAGGTTGACTCGGCTCTTGTATTTGCTTCTTCATTATTTGTAGAGTTTTTACCTTTTATAGGAGCAGTTGACTTCTGTTTTACCATCTTCCCAGGTATTCTAACCCTTGGCTTCTCCTGCTTCTCACCACTATATACCGCATCGAACCCAGCCACGGCTTCCTGTGTCTCTGTCTCCTCTGTTTTTTTCTCTTCTGTTTTTAATGCAACGTCTTCTGGTTCTTTTCTTCCAGTATCAGTTGCAGTAGTTGTTCCAGTAATACCCACTCTAGTGGATGTAGCATCTGTAATTCCTTTGGTATCGGTAAGTCCTGCTTCTGTTCGTTCGCCTTGTGTATTAACTGCAGTGCCTTCTCCATCTCTTGTGTCGTCAGTCTCTGTATCATCTCCAGCTCTCCTGCGTTTACGCCCTTCAACAAATTGTATTATCGCCTCAACTGCGCCACCTACGCCCCCACCGTATAGACCTGCCTCCGTAACGCCTTCTGATATAACTTGTTCTGGATTATACCCCTGCTCAATCATGTTTTGCAATGAGGCAGCAAGTGCTTCTTGTGCGCCTTCTGCAGTGGTTGCTATGCCCAGATCTATCGCCTTATCCGCAAAACCATCTTTTATCTTGTCAGGAACTCTTTTTAATATACGTCCTACAGGACCTGCTAGAGGTATTAATTCAGTTAATCCTGCACCTACACCTTTTAACGCTGCTATATTACGCTCTTCTTGCGTAGCGTCTGCGGCTCTGGCACGTTCGCTAGCCTCTCCTGCTCCTGCTCCAGCGGCTAAAGCTCCAGCGGCTAAAGGATTGACAAGAGCCGTGCCTAATATACCTCCAAAAGAACCTAAAGCCTCTGAGAATTTTATTGGGGCTTCAGCTAGTTGAAATTCGTCGTCTTCTAGTCTTGCTTGTACATTTGGCGCAGGTGCTAATAAGTCTCGTATACCTTCACCCCCACGTTTAATTACATCACGCACAGGGGCCTCTACAGATTCAGGAAGCACCGTCGCTCCTCCAAGAAGACCTGTTTCAAATATACCTGCTAAACCTCTTGCACCTGCTTTAGGTATCTCTGTTAGATATTGACTAAGTCGTACGGGTTTTTTTCGTTGCCTCTCTCTTGCTTCAGCAACTACGGAAGCTGTTTCTTGTTCATCTAAATACTTTCTAACAAGTTCCGCTGGAGTAGCCCCGTCAGGTCCTTCCACCCTTATAGGTGTGCCATCATCTCTGTATATTTCATAGGTGGGCATCTGTCCCTCCCTATGGGCCTTGAACTACGTTTGCTTTGTTTTGAAACCCTTGAGGCACACCAGAGCCGCCCGTAGTTAAAGAGGGTAGTCCTTTTATACTACCTCGTAATATTTGATCTATAGTCTCTATCTCAGCTATTTGCATTTTTGTTTGTTGTTTTATACCTGCCTCTATGATTCTTTCTGCGGCTCGTATCTTAGCCTTCAGTGCGTTTATAGTATCTGTATCGGGACTATCTTTAGTCTGCAACTCTATTAACTTATTTTTATCCCCTTCTAATCTTAACGCAACAGTAGACGTATTCGCTTTATCTCTAATTTGCCTTATTTGATTCACATAATCTTCTTTTAATGCCATTAATTTAGCATCGTTCATACCCTGTGCTTTCAACGCATTAAACTTTTTGGCAGCTTTTACTTTTTCTTCTTCAATCTCCAAGGTTAAGACATCATTAAAGTTATCTATAACTCGTTGACTAAATTGAACATAAGCCCTAGCCACGTTTCCTCCACCTAACCCTCTACCTGTGGCAGGTGCAGACAATACTGTTAATAGTCTTTCAAACCACTCATTGTAAGTGTTTTTCTTTCTTGTTCTTTCTTTTGGTGTGTCAGTAGGATTAAGATCTTCAGGTGGGTTTTCTAATTTTTCTTGCAAGTCCTCTTCAGCAGGTGGAATAATATTTTGGTTAGGCATATTAGGCATCATTGAGGGGTCAGCTCCCATCTCACTTCTATCTTTAGCTACTGGAGGTTCATATTTACCTAGCTGTGTGGTTGGAATGTTAAAATTGTCTGTGCCTTTTACGAATCCAGACTCGTCTGTTGTTATCGTAGATTCCATAGGTGTTATACCAGACCGCTCTGCTATGTCTGTAAATGCGTCCTCTTTTAGCTTTTTTAAGTTAGGTTGCATGATGCCCCCAAGCCCAGGAGCAAGAAACCTTTTCTTTCTCTCCTCCTCTTCTCTTTCATTTTCCATGTCTATGGCTTTACCATCAAAATACCCAACAATACCCCCATCTGCCATAGCCATCTTCCGTTGTACAGGCGCACCTGCTAAACCCATACTAGCCACTTTATTAAGATTTTTTTGTTTTCTAGCCTGATTTACTTGAAATACTTTTCCTATACCTTCGGCAAGCTCCTGCACTGCCATGCCCTGTAACGCTTGGTCAGTTTGACCTGTTATTGTGTTCTCATTAGGTACAAGTTGGCGTTGTAACTCGTTAGCAGCGTCTAGTTTTTCATTCAATACTTTTTCTGCAGCTATGGCATCTAGTGTTTTCCCTGTAATCTTAGCACGTTGCATCGCTTGTTCTGGGTTTGCCCTAAACACTTGCATCTTGTCGTCTAGGTTAGATAGTAAAGAGTTTATACCCATACTCATGATATTACCTTCTCAATAAAATCTGCTGCGTTTGATGACGGATTAGGCTTGTCACCTGTCCCAAAAATACTTGCTAGCAACGCCATAGTATCTCCAGAATCTGCTCTTAACTGTTCTAGAAATGTAGGTTGAGCGTATGTTACAGATTGTGTAGCTAACGGTAGCCCCTGCAGTAATGACTGCATGTACTGCACTTGCTTGTATGGGAAGTCACGTTCTTCTATAAACTGCTCTCTATCTGCTAATACACCTTCAGACTCTATACCCCTCTGTATCGCACCTGCATCTAACTGGTCTCCTAAAGCTGCAAGTCCATATTTATTCACATCTTCCTGCACTCCTCTAGACCTGTCTTGTTCTACATTAAATTGTTTCATAGCCTGACTAAATGCGTCTGAATACCCTTTACCTGTTATGGCGGATAAATTTTGTTGTAGGTTTCTATCTCTTTCGGCATCTATTATAGCTTGTCTACCTCCCCCAAACGCTCCTGCTTTTGTGAGTCTTGATCGGTCAGCAAGAGCAGATATGTCTGATTGCCGTCGTGCTTCAGCTATTTGTGGTGCAAGCGCAGCATCCAAAAAAGGGTTCATATATTGTGTAGCGATGCCCCCTGTAAATGTTTGAGGAGTAAACGACCCCATTTGATCTGTAGGTATATTAAGACCTGCAAGTCCTTGAAAACCTTTGTCTTGTAAATCAGAAGTTCCCGCTGTAAGAGGACCCATATATGCTTGATAAGGTTCACTTGCAATGCCTGCGCCTCTGCCTAACATCTCCGTTACATAAGGCCCTATGTATGAAGATAGAGAAGACTCTTTAGCTAAAGGCTGAGAGGTTAGCCCGCCTACATTAGCTATTGCTGGATCTGTTGCCATTATACCCTCCTATGTCGGTAAGAAGTCTTCGGGGTCAATCTCAGGAGCTTGTTTCTTCGTACCTGTCCTTGCCACTCTAACTTCATCCATCATTTCCTCTAAAACTTTTGCACCTGCATCAGAATTACCATTGCCTAGATGACTAACCACATCTGCAGGAATTACAAATTCACCATCACTTAACGCTGCTGGTTGTTCTTCGTCTATCATGGCAGGGACTTCATCAGCCATACCATCAGTGTCTCCGTCTAAATACTTAGGTTTACTTCTTGCCGTCGCTATACCACCTTCTGCCATAAATGTTGTTGCTGGGCGTTCTTGGGCAGGATTAGCCAGATTCACAGACTGTAGTCCCTTTGCTTCTGTAGCCGCTGCCGCCATTGCTGTTTCTCTATCCGCATCAGGTACAAATTGCATATCGGAAAAATATCGTTGTCCACCACTCCCAGGTCTTCGGGCGGGATCAAACGTTCCAGGAACTCGTGATCTAACAGCTCTATACCTAGGTATCTCTCCTTGGTAGCCTGTTACAGGTTGACTGTTAGGAAATAACCCAAACGCACTTCCTGCTAGTCCTGCCAACCCTGCTACCTTATTGTAATCAAACTCAGATGCTCCTGTCGTTGGGTTTTTTGTATATAATAAACTACTTAAGATACCCCCAGTATCGGGATTTATACCTGCGCCTGACCCCCCGTCACTGACTTCTAGGTAAGAAGAACCTGTTGAGGGAGGTTTAAACGCACCTGTTATCTTTTCAAACCATGTAGACATTACGCTACGCCTCTTAATATGTTTAATATTTCATCTGTTGTTCGCTCATACGGAGTGGTTCTAGTCATTCTAGCATCATTATTGAAATTATCAAATACATCTCTCTCAGTAGTAAAGTTTTTATATGGGCTAGTAAACAACTTTTCTTGTTCTGGGGTAGCAAAAATACTGTCAAAATCGTATAAATAGCCAATATCTGCCACTTCTGGTGGGTCTAACGTAACTTGTCTTGCACCCGCAAGTTGTGCAATCCCTTGGTCAGGGGCTACAGGAGTGTCAAGAGAAGGTGTTGTGGTAGTAGTGGTGGTAGTGGTGGTGGTAGGCGTGACAGTAGTAGTGGGTTCTGTAGTAATATCTGTAGTGGTATCTGTGGCCGTTTCAAGAGAAGCCACAGCATCTGTAACCACATCTACATCTGAGTCAGTAACAAAGTTTTTGGGTTTATTTAGTATTTCAGCCACTACTTCTGCAGATACGTCTACTTCAGGTTCTGCGTCTACCTGACCCGTATCCAACACGTCAACAGATGTTGTAGGGACTGTAGGTTTTTTATCTATATTATCAGCAACCTCTGCTACATCTGTTGTGTCCGCGGAACTCGTATTACCTCCAAATATATGGCTGTCTATCTTTTTTCCACCAGACTTATGTTGAGATAGTATTTCATCCCCCCAAGAAGGATTAGCAGCGTCAGGGTTCCAGTAGTGCGTGGCTCCTTCTGTAGGGTCTTTTATTTTACCACTTAATATGTCATTTGTTAATTTCTCTGCTCTTTTGTACTCAGGACTGCTTTTGCTCTTTTTGTGAAGTGTGTTACCGCCTTGGTCTAGACTATTATATGTAGAAAACTGATATGGAGCTTCTACAACATTTTTTAAAGAGTCACCAAAATTACCGTCTTTAAATCTGTTTAATATAGTATGAGCTACCGCTGCCTGTCCGTCGTCAGACTCTCCTGCAGCTTCTCCTATTATGGTACGTATCCAAGCCTCTTTATCGGCAGGAGATATATCTTTACTGACTAAATCAGCAGTTGCTGTAATAGACGACCCAGTACCCCCTGCAACCATTGCCGAAAGTCCTTCAGCCGCTGCTCCTTCTGTAGGGTCTGTCCCTAAAAACTTTGTACCAAGATTGGCTAATTTCTTCTCGTTATATTCTGTGGTAAACTCTGTTCCTGCTCCTCCGATTACCTTAGAAAAAGCAGATGGGATTTTCCCCGCAGCATCTTTAATTCCTGAAGTGATTGCAAGCTTACCGAATACTGCGTCTGCTACACCCCCAACGGTTCCTGCTATCTTTGCGTAACCTTGAGCCGAATCTTGTAGCTGTTCATAGGCTTTAGATTCGTCCCCACCATTTTTTTCTACCAGTAATTTATATGCGTCTGTCTTTTGGAGTTCTCCGCTAGCACGAGCCTTTTTTATCTTATCTTCTATTTCTTGAGCAGCGTCTTCATACGCTGATGTACCACTTAGTCCTAGCGATGCCGCTCCTCCGATTATAGGATTTATAGCTATGAGAGCAACATCTGATAATATGTCAGGTAAATCTTGAGCAGCACTCATAAATGTGGCAAGAGGATCTCCAAATCCAAAAGGTCTACCCGCAACATCTTTTGCCTCTCCTCTAAGAACTTGTTCCAACGTGGTATCAGGGGCAGGAGCAGCTAACTTCTGCCGCTCTGTCATTTCTTCACTTATGCCCTCCTTCATATTTTCAGATTCACCCATTAAATAGGTTTTAATTGGGTCTGACATATTTTTAAAATATGTTCTTTGAGCAAACTTAGTTTTATCTATGGGATTAACATCATACCCCGTTAAACCTTCTACAACATCAGTAGCGGCAAGTGCTAGAGACAGCGGACCAGACCCTGTAACTCCATAGCTTCTATCTAAAAATTCTGCAAACTCATCTAGCCCTCTGCCTGTACCTCCCGCAGATAGAGCTAACTCTTCCAAAGCTCCTGAAGAAAAATTTAACCCGAAATCGGTAGCTAGTTGTTTGTATGGTGCTAAAAGAGCTTGTTTTCTTAATGCAGCTGCATCTGCTTTTTCATCTCCTTTTCCTAATATACCTGCTAACTGACTCTGATAATCTTCATCTGTTACTTCAGGCCCTATACCTGCTCCTGTAGGACCTTTGAAAGTTTTTGGGTCATCTAGTATTTCTTGTTCTGACAGAGATTTACTTGTAGTACTTACTCTTTTTTCATAGTCGTCCATAAGTTTAGCTATATCTGACGGTTTACCCAGATCTATACCTGTAGAATTTAAAAACTTCTGTCGTTCCTCTTCTGATATAAACGGTGCTTGTAAGTTTTGTGGTGAATAAGGTAAGTCGCTCTCTGTAACGCTTGTATCTGGTTTGTCTCTAAACTTATCTAATGTCTCCGCATCAGGTAGCACTGCTTCAGTCAAGAACTCTCCTGTATCCATAGGCAGTTCTTCTACAGGGTCTATAAAGTCCTTAACTTTTGTTTTTACAAGATCTCGTAGGTCAGCTGTGGCTGTATTGCCTAGCTCTTGATTTATGGCATCGTAGACATTCTCACCCTTTGCACCTGCGACCAACGCTGTAGAAACAAGTTTGGATACATCTCCAAGAGCTTCAGGAGTTAAATCTTCTCCTTTTGCCAGCACAGGATTGATGATTGTGTCTGATATGGCAGATATAGATGCAGCCTTTACACCGTCTTCGCCCATAATCTCTGCTGATATACCCGTTTTTAAAGACTTGTCTAACGATTTACCCAGATCAGTAGAAGTGTCTATGCCCAAAGAGTCTACTATAGTGTTTGTTGTATTAGAGACAATCTGAGAGCCTTTTAGTCCTGCATCAAAAACAGCAGCACCTATGTCACCACCGTTTGTTACTACATTCACACCTGTATCAGCCACAAAGTTAGCCATAGTAGAACCTATTTGGTCAGTCAAAGCTGCTGAAGCTACCTCACCTACAGCATCTGCTACTCCTGCGGTCACGGTTTGTATAGCAATATTTTTAAATACATCTTCAGGATCAGCCCCATTATCTATATCCTTTGCACCGTTTATAATAGGGACAGCCCATGAGTTACCTGTTGCCACCGCTGCTACATTTACAACAGTTCTTACCTCGTCACTTCTCAATATAGCTTCGCCTACAGGACGTAACGCATCAGCAGCTGCATCCGCAACAGGTCTAATTGCATCACCAATTCTATCCCCTACTTCTTGTATAAAATTTACCATTACGCAGCCTTCATAAGAGGTTCTTTTCCAAACTTAATAAACATAGCATGCCCATCTATATTTTCTAACTCTACAACCTCTAACTTTGTATCTTTTTCTTCCAGTTTTTTCTTTAACACACGTAACCCTGGTAGTAATTTTTCATTCCTTATCTGTGCGCTAGCGAAAGCAACCCCCTTTTTTTGCAAAAAGGCTACATACCTATACATATTATCTAAAACATTACGTCCCACGTCCATGTTATACAGCCTAATATACATGTTATTTTTTTCAGGGGTAAACGCACCTACAAATATGCTATTGCCTATCTGCACAGTTTGCACATTTTTACCTTCTATCTCTTTAAGAATCGTAGCCACAGCTTGTTGCATAGTGATGTTTTCTGGTATTTGCCCTGAACTCTTAAGATTAACTATAGAACCAAACAACACTTGGTTGTAACTTAGTTTTTCTTTCTTGCTGTCTTTTAGCTCCATTACGTTACCTCTAGCAAACTAGCTACTACGTGCAGTCTGTTAGCCGTTGCTGCTGTTACCTTTAATATCTCTGAAGCATCTACAACGAGGGGTGCAGACAGCAGTTCTACCGTGGCATTAGCACTTACAGCCTTTACTTTATAAAGACTAAACACATCCGACCCACTTGTTAGGGTCAATGTTATAGTATCAGCGTTACCTGAGTCTTCAGATACTAATATAGATTTTACAATGGCTGTGGTGCTTGCAGGGCATGTATACAGCGTGGTTATGCTTGTGCTTGATAGGTCTACTTTTGCATTTTTAAATGTGTTTGCCATTATCCTAGGAACCACGATTGAGCATCGACTTCGCTTTTTAAATCAGTCTTTCTAAACTGCTCGTCAACCTGATTAAAATACAAACGCAACGCATCGTTTAACTTCATAGCCTCTTCTTTACTATACTCCGTGCTAGGTAAGGGCAGAGGAGGTGATCTAAACTGAACATCTATTCCTTTGGATGTAGGCACTATCGTCTCCCATCAGGACGCATGTCGAGTCGGGTAGCTCCCAACTGCCATTGTACGCCTGTTCTAGCTGATTGTATCTTTAAGTTTAGCTGTCGTCCTCTAACACGTATGTCAGCGCGGTCTGTAAAAGCCTCCACAGGTGTTGTAGCAGAACGTGTTACGGTAGCATCACTGTTTCCGCCCTCAGAAGGAGTGGACTTTATACCTGAACCTGAAGATTCTAGGGGGTCAAGTGTTAAGGTGACAGACGGATTATCCACTGTAGACCCATCAAAAGTCACATCAGGTAACACACGGTCTACTAAAAAGAACCTATGCCCATCATCAAGATCAAAGTCTGCAGAGGTTATAAACGCAGTTATCGCTGCAGGTGTGCCTGTGACGTTGTCATCTAGCCCCTGTTCATGCTCTACTAAATTACTTGAGGTGGTAGCCGCTAACGGATGGTCTCTAGCACCTGACTCTACCCATGCTGTCCGTGTTAAGTTGCCAAAATACCACACGTTTTCAGAGTAATTATATATGATGTATCTATCTGGCACAGTAGAGCTAGCAGAACAGTAAAACCACCATATCTCGTTAAACGACTCGTTTGTCCCTGCAAATACTTGATCTGTCTGATCGCTGTTAAAATCATTAAATACATACCTACGTAGGTTACAGGGCAGAGTTTCAGTTCTACCGTCATATTTGTAAAACTTATCTGTACCCATCCAGTAAGCTACACCGTTTGCGTACGCCACAGCATTTTTAGAGGCTATGGATATGTTCTCTCCAACCAACGTAGCCCCCCACACCACGGGCGCACCTACATACTGTAAGCTGTATAACGCGGCATCTGTCCAAATTAACACAGCCTGACGTGAGTTTGCCCCTGCAACAATCTCAGAACCTTGCGAAAGACGTAAACTACCTGCTTGGTTTGTTGCTGCAGGTGTCCAGTCCACTAAGCTTTCTTGGTCAGACCATCTAATCAACAAGGGATCTATGTCAGAACTTCCTACTGGGTTAACCCCCAAGCAGAAAACGAAACGACTCACGTCGGACACCACTACATTGTTGTGTGTGGTAGGCACACCTGATGCACCTGCCAGTCCTGTTACAGCTACGGCTCTAGTAGAAACGTTATTTGTAGCGTCCCACACGTACAAAGCACTACCCCTAAATCCTATTATAAGATCCTCTCCAAAGTTCTGTTGATGCCATAAACGAATACCAAATGTAGTTGTACCACTATTGTTCCATGTTGTACCTGACTCGTTCCATGCACCTCCGCCCCAGCCTGTGATGGGAGTCTGGCCTTCTTTACCTATATTTTCTTGGTATTGCACCACTTCATCCGCTCCAGATGTACCATTACCTGAGTCACTACCCGTAGCTGTGGCTGTAGCTGTAAACGTATATACATTTGCTGATGTGACAGCTGTGACTATATGTTCTGTATTCAGCACTGTCGCTGTTATATTACCTCCCAGAGTTACAAACCCTGAGAAAGTAACGAAGTCTCCTACACCTACACCATGTCCATTGTCCGTCACAGTTATTGTGGTAGATCCGTTTGATGCCGATAAGGTGGCCGCGTTCGTTGTGGTCTTACGTAGAGGAGTTACATCATAGTACGCCCCACCTTGTTCTATATAAAACTTTTTATGTGTACCAACACCCACCAAAGGTATGCTACCAAGAGTTGTCCAAGCACGTAGAGATCGTGCTGTTCCTATAAACGTGTTAGTAGATATACGTGTCCATCCTCCTATTTTTTCAGGGCTACCTTGACGAAAACGTATCTTATCACAGTCAAACCATCCACCCTCGTTAGCATAACGAGTATTTTCACGATCTACACCAGATTTAAATACTAACTTCTTTAGAGGCATTGTCTTACATCAACTCAAAATGTGGTCCATCTATGAACGGGCGACGACCTTGAGATCTACGTAGGTCTATGTAGGCGTTCATAGCTTCTTCTGCTGTACCTTCCCAATCACGGAAATCGTCTATGTGCCATGCCGCACCCCACCTAATTTTAACGCCTTCTCGCACGGCTGCTTCTTTCATTGCATCGGCTATGTCATCGTACAGGTTCAACTCCCAGCTCGCCCGTCCAGAAACATACGCCATTAAATCAACGGCATCTCCTGTAAGGTGTTTTGACTTATGTGTTTGCGATGCTCCACGAGCTACAAGGTCAGCCTGTTCTGCTTCCGTCCTTAAACCACAGATCACTCCGAAATCGACGTTACTCACCGTAATGGCATGCGTAACAACTGAGTGCATTTCATTCTTTACTCCGTCTAATCGTCCTAAACTTCTTTGTGATAATTTAAACGCCATTTTGTTTCCCCTTTGTGTCTGTTTTAAACGCCTTATCTACACTGCGCATTCCCGCAATTCCTAGCATTCCGAGCAATAACGGCATCATTACACTCATATCCGCTTGTGGTATTATTATACCAAATCCTGCACAGATTGGCGATACGAGGTAATTTATAGCGAGGGACAGCCCGCAGATCCAGCCAATCAAGGGTCGCCACGACGACTGAAACCAATTTCCCTTGGCTTCCTCCTGATTTACTTTAATTTGCGCGAGTGCCAGCTCCTTCGCATGTTTTTCGCCCATAGTAGCTATCTCGTGTGCCAAGGCAGCTTTTTGATCTTTATCTTCTACAAACTTGTCTAGCAACCCTGTGACAGGTCCTACAAGCGAGGTTAATAAACTCATTTTACTTCTCCTTTATCTGCTCTCTTTGCAAGCTGGTTAAACCCGATGAAAGAGGCCAAAACGCCCATGTTAGATAATACCCAAATTTCAGCGATGCCTGAGAGGTGGTCAATTCTTTCTATAGGAACAAGGGGTGTCATTAGCACTATAATAAAAGCTGTTACTGTAAGTGCTGAAAACCACACAAGGTAACGTTGTTGGTCTTCTTTCTTATCTCTATTCTCTAAAAGCACCATGCGTTCTTTGATAGCCATCTCTTTATCGGTTACCATACCATCACCATTAGTGTCGGCTTTCTCCCAGACTGAACCTTTTTCTAATGTTTTCTGCGCCATTTTACCTCTTAAAACTATCGTTTAATGAATCTACCACACTATCTATATTTGGTTCTTTACCGTTTGGATCGTATTTACACCTAAACTCAACAGGACACTCGCCTTCTACAACTAAACTATAAGTATTATTGGCTCCTCTGTATAGACAAACTTGTTGACCATTCTTAGCTTTCACTCTTTTGTATCTCCTGCATGTAACATACTTTGGGTCTTCTCTAATGCCTTTTCTTTTTTCTTGATCCCACGTCCAATCGCTAAATTTTTTTAAAAAACACGTATAACAGTTCTTTATATTGTCCGATTTAGCTAGATATATTGTGTCTCCCTCTACACATAACCATTCAAATGTCTCCTGACCGCCTTGTTTACGTACACAATTACCCGAACCACCCTCTGTCGATACCCATAAGGGAGTAGACGAAAAGACCAAGAAGACCGATGCCAACACTAAGGACGACAGTAATCGCCACGATACCAATAACTTTTTCTCTAAATATCTTTTTATCATATATCTCTTGTTGCCTTCGCTTACGTATTTGGCCTTCCATTCTTAGTAATTCATCCCATGCCGCTGTTCCGTGTGTAAACTTAATAAACTGTTGTAACTCGTATCTCTGCTCTTCCAACCTTTTCTTTGCCGTAAACGCTTCGATTGCCTCTTGTTCTATAGTACCACCACTAAACACTTTACGAAACATAGTTGGGTTCTTAGCAGAATTATGCGCTGCATCCACATCACTAACAGCACCCATCCATCTAGACAAGTCCTGTGACATAGATTCCAAATCACGCCCTGCTTGAAAAGCTCTTTTTATACCATTAAATGCCGTGCTGGCTGTGGCTACAGCAGCGGATATAGTTACAGGATCAAACATTTAGAGAACCCCGCTAAAAATTACCCCTAAAGTAGCTGTGGTGTATATACCAAAAGCCCATATAACAAGGTGTTCTAAACGTCTAACCCTTGCCTCTATAGATCGCATTTGTTGCTGTAAAACAGCTAGTTCAGTAAGTATGTTTGTTATATCTGCCTTTGTCATAATCAACCTGGTCTTAACTGCACTGCTAAATAAGTAAATTGATTGCCTGCAATCGTAGCTCCTGCTGGCAGTAAAGTGGCAAAAACATCAAATGTGCCACCATCGCCATCTCTCATACTTAATGTCTGACCTGATCCACCAATAGTTACTGTAAAATCGCCCCCTCCCGTTGATGTTGTTCTACCAGAAATAAACGTGGGGTAAGTGCTTGCCGTGAAACTTGTAGTTGTTCCAGTCGATATTGCAGAAGATGAGTTTTGTATGAAGTCATTTTTTAACGATATTGCAGGAGTTGTACCCCCTGAAGAAACAATAGGATCAGTGCCTGATACAGAGGTAACCCCCGACGAGGTTGCTTTTGAATCTAGCTGTGTTTGAATATTGCTAGTAACACCATCTGTGTGATTAAGTTCAGCTGTGGTTGCCGTAACACCGTCCATAATGTTTAGTTCTGCTGTGGTTGCCGTCACACCATCTAGGATGTTTAGTTCTGCCGTGGTCGCTGTCACACCGTCCATGATGTTTAATTCAGAAGCCGTTGCCGTCACACCATCTAGGATGTTTAACTCTGCTGCTGTGGATGTGATATTTGTGCCACCTATATCTAGGGTTGTAGCACTAACTTCTCCTGCTACTGTAACAACACCGTTTGCTACTGTCACTAAATCTGTATCATCGGTGTGTCCTATGTTGGAGCCATTCACCACCACGTTGTCCACTGTTAGTGCAGAGAAAGCTCCTGTACCTGGGGTTGTAGCTCCTACATTTACCCCATCAATCGCACTAGATACAACAAGTAGGGCCGATAAGTCCGTAACCGCAGCCCCTGAACCTGCCCCATCCGCGAATATAATAGCTGCTTTACCTGCTGCAACGCTTACATTAGCTCCTGAACCTTGTGTAAATGTAGCTGTCTGACTTGTGCCGTTTTGCACAAAATATAACTTGTCTGCCGTATTTGGGCTAATTGTTATGGTATTTGTGCCAGAAGGTGACCCCCCTAATACTAATACTTTGAACATACCATCAGATAAAGTTCCCTCTGATGTTGTAAGCGTGTGTGTTGTGCCTGAGAGTGTTATAGCCCCAACACCGTTAGTGAGCCTGTCTATGATGTCAAAGTTTGTGTTTGTGGTTGTACCCCATGTACCAGATTGTTCGCCTGAACCAATCTTTTCAATACCACCGTTAGCTGTATATGTAGAAACCATGCCTTACCTCTATATTTCTGTCCACGTTTGTGAAGCTCCTGTTGATATTTCTGTCCACGTCTGTGACGCTCCTGTGGTTATATTTGTATAATCAGTTGTTATCCCAGGTAGGATTTCACCCCATATTAGTACATCTCCTTGAGAAAGTGTAGTAGAAATTCCAGTTAAGGCTACAACCGCTGATCCTGTTACGCTAGACAGACTGCCAAAGGCTGATGTTGCTGCCACACCTGTTACACTAACAGCACCTGTCGATTCGACTCCGACCGCGCTTATTGCTGTAGTTCCACTTACCCCTGATAAGAATAATGTAACCCCTGGCTGGTCAGCAATCGCTACCTCTGATATGGCATTAAAGCCAAGCATTAGTCAGCGTCCTTGATGGTCAGTGTGCCTTCCTTTACTTGTCGCATTATCTCTGCGTAGTGTCTGTTGTTAGGGTCTTTAGGAACGCTAACTTGAACACCATCAATAGTGGCTTTAACCATTTCTTCATTTTTTGTATATTGTG